AACTCACCGAAGTGGGTTGATATAACCGGCGTTCCAGACATCTGTGCTTCGACGTTCACGCCGCCAAACGGTTCGATATAAAACGTTGGGCAAAGCAGCGCACGCGCCCCCGCCATCAGCTCCCGCCGCCCTTCCACTCCCACCGGGGGAATGTATTCGACGTGCGTCCCGCACGACAGGAACGGCGCCGGGTCGCCTTGGCCAACAATCTTGATCGGCATTCCAACCCGCTTGGCCACATCGACGGCGACGTTCACCCCCTTGTCGACGTTGAGACGACCCATATAAAGCAGGTAATCGCCCGGCGTTGACCGATACTCAAAGTGGCTAGGGTCAAAGGCATTAGGGATAACGGCATCGTACCAAGCCGACCCGCCAAACTTGTTTTCCTTGCCGTAAAGCATGTGCATCCATGCGTGCGACTCGAAGACGCGATACTTCGCCCACGTGTTCGGGTAGCCAATCCCGCTCTCGACTACGAATTGCGGAAGGTCTTGGACGGCGACTTGCTGCGCCCCTCCCCATGTCACGCAGATAATCGACGTGTTAGGTTCGCCCATTCGCTTGATGACTTCCGCGCGCATGTTGGCGGCGAAGTCAGCGTGATATTCCTTGTGCCCCGGCGCTTGCGTTTCGAGGTTGTAGAAGTTGGTCCCGGGCTTTCCGTATAGCGCCTGCCATCGCTCCGCAGGCATAACCGATACATTTTCGGAGCACTCCGGGTTGCTTCCTTCCACCCCCAAGTGGATCACTTCGTGACCCCGGGCGTGCATCATCTTGCACAAGTGGAATGCCTTCATTGTGAAGGCGCACGTTGTAAATTCTTTGCTGGTCTGCGTGTGCGGTAATCCTAGAACAAATATCCTCATGTCTCCCCCACTTGGATGTTATCGAACGAACATTAGAAAAAAGGATCCGTTAGTAAGCGGCCCGGTGATCAAGTCGTACGGGCTCACCTCTGCCTGGTACGTTGTCCCGCCAGCGTCCTGGGTTATCGTGCGCGAGTTGCCGGACGCATCGGTTAGGACGATTGTGCCAGCAGTTGGGCTCTGATTCAGCGCCCAATCGCCGAAGGCGGTGGAGTCTCCCGACATGCGGGTCCGAATCGCGGTAAGGTCCGAATCTGATGGCGTTGACGACGTGACTACGCAATGGGCGTTCCAAATCGCGCACGCATCCGATGGGTGGTTCGCCCAATAGCTCGACCCTTGGGTGCAGTTGACCAGGTTAAGCTGGGTGATCGCCGAAGGAGTCCACGCGCCATCACCGATGGCAGTGCGAACGGCGGCGATAGTCACCGTCGACGTCGCGAAGTCGTAGGCCGAATAACTAGGCAACCAGAACCACTGATTGATCACAATATCGCTGCCACCGATAACGACTTCCCAGGCGACCCAGCACCACCCGAGAAATTGCGACATGGTGACGGTTGGATTTGAATAGCTGTAGTCGGCAACGTAGGTATTCCCCGTGCCTGCGAAAAGCATGGAGTTAGCGTTGAAATTGGTGTTGCTTCCCAGCGTGGAAGCGCCGCCTCCGCCGTTGTGGGTGATACACTGAACGAACCAATTCGAGCCGTTTATCTGCATCACGCCAAGGTTATCCCGACCTGCGGCCCAAGGCAGCGCCCTGGTTTGCCAGTCCGTAGGCAAGCGCACGTAGGCCGATGCGAGGAGGCGCGTGGGGCTTCCGCTGATTGCCCGCGTGAAGTTTGGCGTACCCGTTCCCGACAAGAGCGTCCCGGCGACCGACGTTAGTTGCCTGCTAGCCTGCGAAACCAGCGGAACGGCGACGTAGGTCCACGAAAGGTAAACAGCCACCGTTGCGTTCTGGGTGGCGGTAGCGGTGGCTCCAGGCCCGGCTTCCACGGCGTCGGTGTAAGAACTCGCGCTAGCTACGCCCGCCGTTGCGTCTGTCCGGTTCCATGTCGTCGTCCCGCCGCCAATTGACGAAATCGTGCGACCGTTTGAACAACACCACATTCGCAGCACTAGCCGATTCCCATAGTACAGACGAGCCGCGTTTGCCGTCATCGTGGCGGTAGCTGTGCCTGTTCGCGTGGCCACATTCTCAAACGGCGCGACAGGATTAAGGCCGCGCCATGCCATCACATCCATGTTCCACGCGCCGCCAGTGGTGACGCTGAACGTGCTCGTGGTGTTGTCCGTGTTTCCCGCTCCCCATGCTTTCCAATACCAGCCGACGGAATGGGTAGTTGAGTTGGACGCGCGCCCGCTAGACATGAGCGCCCATCCCTCGCCCGATGGCGGGGTGATCGTCGCGGTTGAACAGGCGGCGAAGCGTAACTGCACCTTGGCCACCAACACGTCGCCGGTTTGCAGGCCAAGCCCGGACAAATCGTTGGCCCGGGTCGTTCCGGTGGCTGATGTGACTTCGGTGGTTACGCCTACGAGTGTCGCCATTTTGTAGCCTTAGCAGTTCTGTCCGACGATGAAACCGTCGTAGGTGTTGGCCCCGGTGCGGATAAATCCGAACGTGTCGCGCTTGCTCACTGTCGCTGTCAAGGTTGGGGCCGATCCTCCTGCCCATCGTATCGTGGCGAACCACCCGGCTATGGTAGAAACTACCGCGCCCTGTAGGATTTGCACGATGAAACATTGATTGTTGGTGGCGTTGGTAATCGTGAAGGTGATCGCCGTGCCGCTCGCGTTGCCGGTGACGATGTGGATGTTTTGCCCGCTGCAATCGAGGGCGACGGTTTGCGATCCTGATGCGGGCGTGTAGGTCGCTCCAGTGGGAGGCGATGGCGCCGCGCCGGTTGCCCCTGCTGAACCTGTCGCACCTGTGACTCCCGTTGTCCCTGCACCCGTCGGCCCGGTGGGGCCAGTAGGACCCGCGACGCCAGTGGCTCCGGTGGTTCCTGCGGTTCCCGCCCCTGTCGCGCCAGTTGTTCCAGCCGCTCCGCTTGGGCCGGTGGCGCCTGTAACGCCGGAAACGCCGGAAACGCCAGCGCCGGTTGCACCAGTGACACCGACGGTCCCCGCTGACCCTGATGGCCCCGTGGCCCCTGTCGTTCCTGCTGCCCCGGCGCTTCCTGTCGCGCCTACCGTTCCGGCTGCCCCGCTAGGTCCAGTCGCCCCAGACACGCCAGCGCCGCCCGCCGTTCCGGTTGCGCCCGTGACGCCAGTCGTTCCGGCCCCCGTCGGACCCGTTGGGCCGGTTGGACCTGTCACCCCGGCTGCGCCAGCTACACCAGTTGCGCCAGTCGTCCCGGCTCCTGTGGCCCCGACTGCTCCCGCTGTTCCAGTGGCCCCCGTGGTTCCAACTCCAGTCGCTCCGGTAGTACCCGCTCCCGTTGCTCCTGTGGTTCCTGCTGAGCCCGCAGCGCCGCTTGGGCCTGTCGCCCCTGTAGTTCCCGCGCCAGTCGCTCCGACCGCGCCAGCCGTTCCCGTAGGGCCTTGCGCGCCTGTCGCGCCGGTAACTCCTGACACGCCGGTTGTTCCTGCGCCTGTCGCGCCGGTTACGCCTGCGGCCCCAGCCGTTCCGCTAGGTCCAGTCGCACCCGTAGTTCCCGCCCCGGCTGGTCCAGTGACCCCGGTTGGACCTGTTGGCCCCGCTACGCCCGTTGCCCCTGTCGTACCTGCTCCGGTGGCTCCGGTGGTCCCCGCTCCTGCTGGTCCTGTCGCACCCGTTGAACCGGCAGCCCCAGCCGCCCCGGTCGCTCCCGTAACCCCGGCACCCGTAGCGCCCGCAGCACCAGCGGAACCGCTAGGCCCGGTTGCACCAGTGACACCCGCGCCAGTCGCTCCCGCTGGGCCAGTGGGACCCGTCGCGCCCGTAGGCCCAGCCGCACCGGATGCGCCCGTGGTTCCTGTTCCAGTCGCGCCAACAGCCCCAGCCGCGCCATTTGAACCAGACGGACCAGCGGCCCCCGTTGCGCCGGTTGGCCCTTGCATCCCTTGCGGCCCCGTCTCGCCTTGGAACCCTCGGATGCCTTGCGCGCCTTCCTGCCCTTGCGGGCCAGTGACGCCGACTAGGCCACGAGCGCCCGATGGGCCAATGTCGCCCGTGTCGCCCTTTGCGCCGGTAGCACCAACAGGTCCGCTAGCTCCGGTCGTTCCGGCGCCGGTCGCACCCTGCGCCCCGGTGGCTCCGACTGCCCCCGTTGCTCCGTTCGCCCCGGTTGCCCCTTGCGCTCCAGATGCGCCAGATGCCCCGGTGGGGCCGGTGTTCCCGTTCGCACCAGTGGCCCCGACAGAGCCCGTCGCGCCCTGTGTCCCGGTGGCCCCGGCAACGCCTGACGGTCCCGTGGCCCCGGCTGCGCCGCTTGCCCCTTGCGATCCATTGTTCACGAGGAACGAAGCAATCGGCGAAGGGACTTGAACCTCGATTATCTGGATTGGATCGCTCATAGGTTGCCCCCGGGTGAAAGGCGAATCCAGCCGGTGAACTTATCAGCGGGATGGGTGGAGTCGTCAGCGTAGGCGATGTCGACTTCCAAGAAGTATTTCGCCCGAATTTCCGGGTCGGTTCCAAGGGCGGCAAGTCCGGCCATTTGCACCTGGGTGCATGAAATCGTGATCTGCCCGTTGGTAGGCGTTGCAAACGCCACCGTCGGGGTAATCAGAGGCGTGCTAGGCTGCGCGTTTGCCCTGATTTGGGCGGTAATCGTGCAGCCGGTGAGGTTGTACGCTGCCCCCGCCGAGTCTTTGGCGTTGAGTTGCAGCGTGAATTTCATGTTGGCGTTGGCGTCTATCTCGCCGAGGTTTGTATTGCGGGCCATGGGCTAGGCTCCTACCGGCGCTTGGGGTTGAACTGGCGCGGGGGCCGGTGCTCCGATAGTCGTCATCGCGTTCGGCGCGATTGCCTGGCCTGGCGTCGCGGTGGCCATCGTCGGGGCGGGCTTGCCTTTCTTCGCTTCGGCGGACTTCATCAGCCTGCGGAGCGCCTCCAAGTTCTTCGCCGGGTAACGGTCAGGGTTGATCATCGCCGCGCACCAGGCTTGCTGACCTAGCACCACGATGGCGTCTAGCCCTTGCTGGCCCTGCGATGCCGATGGAACAACGGGGATCGCGCCGTTTTCTAGCGCGTCCTGCACCATCTTCGCGGCTAGCCGCTGGTGAGCCGTAACCCGGTCCATTGCGTATTGGAGGTCGGGCACCTTGTCACCGATGGCCATTGCCATGTCGACGAGGTTTACCAGGCCCAAGTCCTTGAAGTCGCCTAGGTCAGAAATCAGTCCGGGAATCGACTTGGAAAGCGCGGACGACAGACCGTAGGTGATACGGTAGTCCGTCTTTTCCATGTTGATCGCCTTCATGTCGATTTCTTCCATCAGGTCAGCGTTGACCGCATCCCGGGAAGGAATCTTCATCTTTTTCAGTTCATTGGCGAAGGCGACGATAATGTGGCCAGCCTGACGGTACATCGCCTCCCAATGCTTCTGATACTCAGCCGCGCGGGCATCGGCGAAGGCTTGTATCTCGCGCATGGCGACCGCCGCCACCACACCCTTGGGCGCTTCCCCGTGAGCCATCGCCTTGTTGATACCGGCGACCGCATACGCTTTGGCGTCGTGGTAATCGATGCGCCTTAGCACCTGCTCGCTGACGGGGTTGTTCCCCACCAACTTCGGTTCGTGCTGACCCTTCCATTTCCAAACCTGGAAAGGCGCGTCCGTCATTTCGTTCTTGCCGCTGTCTTGGTGGGACATGAAGACGGGCACCGCGCCCTTGAAAGACTCTTCCGCGACCCGCGCCAGCTTGTTGATCGCGAAGTGGTGAGGGGCGACGAAGCGGCCCATCGGGATTCCGCCCCATCCCTTGTAATCCCAGCGATTGCGAGCAACGGCCACCGGGAAGAAGTCGTATGGCCACGGCTCGCCTTGCGCCTTGCCTTTCTCTAGGCTCCCATTGAGCACCGTCTTCCCCACACTAAGAACGAATCGTCCATCCTCGTCGCCGGTCTTCCTTCGCCAGCCTCGGAGAAGTTGCACCGTTTCCGATTGCCCGCTTGATGGCGGGTCAACGCCTAGGACCGTAGGCGGCTGCCACGAAGGCGCTTGCATGATCGCCTCTTCAAACTCCGGGAAGCGCTCAACCAGGACAATCCGCGAAACCGCCTCTTCGAAATACAAGTGGATCGGATTCCGCCCCTCTGCCCGATGCCAGAAGAACCCCATCGAGTCGGCCCGGTGGCAAACGATTTGGCCAATCTGGCGCTCAATCTCAAAGAGCACGAACCCGTTCGGCAGACAGTATGAGTCCTCCCACGCTGACGTAGCCTCGGAAAGGAAATCGCAAGACTCAATCACGCCGTCAATCAGGCGATTGTATAGCGTGCAGTTGCGGTGAATGTTCGGCTTTGCGGCTACCGGAATGACCCGTGGCCGCAACGCCTGGCAAATCTTCGCGGTGCAAGCGTCGGACACTTCCAAGAACTGGTTGTATCCAAGTTGCTTGACCATCGAAAGAAAGCCGTCCATGAAGACTGGCGAGGTCCGGTCAGGTCCGCCACCGGTAAGCGGGCTTAGGTTCGTCGGACGAGCGTAGCGCAATTGGAGCAAAGCGCGCCCCATGTTTCGGTCTGCGTTCAGTGCGGCCTTGCATGCCTCAACCGCTTGTGGGAGTTTTTCTGGCTCGTCAATCCATGATGTATCGAGTTGGATGGGCATTATATTTCACGCTCGCGGGGGTCCACCGGGGGCATTGAACGCACCAGCGCCTTTCGTAGTTCGTTGTTAAATGTCAGCTTGATCGCGCCGTCCTCGTAGACCTCAACACCGGCAGCTTCGCAGATGGACACGCGCTGGCGCAGGTCCTCAAGCGGGACGGCTTGGCGGGACGAAAGCAGGTGACGAAGCTCGGCGAGCTCGGCCTGAAGCGTGGCCACGGTGTCCGCCTCGGGAGGGATTGGCTTAGCCGGCGAACGGATGGCCAACGCTTCGCGCGCCTTGCGAATCTTCGCGCCGTTGTTAGATAACCGTTTATGCTTGCATCCTTCACAGCGGCCGGTGCGGGAAACGTTAGCGATTCCGCCACATATCACACAAGTCGGGAGGGGCCCATCAGTCCGCGGCGCCACCCCTTGCCCCATCAAATCGAACACCTCCGCGTCCGCCGCTTCGATGGCCGCTAGAATCTCGGGTGGGGTCTCTTGGGGCAGTTCTTCGGTGTTCATGCTTACTAATCCCTAAACGGTGAATATGGGTCCGCCTCAAATCTACGCCTGTCAAGTTCTCTTTGCACGAACCTTTGCTCGTCGAGTTTGTCGGGGTCCGTCTCGACTTTCGAGGCTTCGGCCAAGAAGTGGTAAGCGCCGTGGTGGGCATACCTGGCGGCCGCCATGATGTCGGGCTCGTGTCGCCCTTTCAGGCAGGATTTCGCGCCGGTAGCGATTACTCCGTCGCCCAGGACCTTGAACCGTCCCGAGCGGAAATCGTCGTTAACTAGCCGGGTGGACAGCTCGACTGATGTGGGCTTCGGGGTCAACAGCATCCCGCCCATGCGCTTGGATAGCGTCGCCAGGGCCTTGACTGCGCCTGCCCCGCCCGTGTCCCCGCAGACCGACATCATCGGGGAAAAGCGGTCATAGATGCCCATCACGTTGACCGTGAAGTCTTCTGAATCGCCATGCCCGGTCCACGCCTCGCATTCCCAGATGCGATGCTCGCCGTCTTCCATATCCCAGCCCAGCACCACCACGGCGTCCGAGTCGTTGTCTTCCGAGGCCCCGCCGATGTCGATACCCATGGCAAAGCGCCAATCCCCCTTGGCCAGGTCGGGACGAGCGCCACCAAGCCAAAGCGGGGCGAATCCGCCCGGGAAGTTGTTCCGCGCCGGGTTGTAGCAGTAGACCAGTTTCGACGGGTCGATGACCTGTAATCCGAAGATTTCCCGCTGAACGATGATGTCGTTATTGGTCCAATCCTCGAAATCAATTTTGAACCCGGCGATCCCCATCGCATCGATGATCTTTTGCCGGTCGATGAACGGGTTATCGAGCAAGGTCCAATGGTGCCGGCGCCACCGGATGGGCACGTCGGGGTCAGGTGGCCGAAGGTGCGCCGTCTTGGCCTCGTACCATAGGCCGGTTTCAACTTCGGCGGGGGTGCCTAGCAGGGTGAGCGAACCGCCCCGGTCGATAAGGGTGGGGAGGATGGTCTTCTTAACGAGCCTTTGCAGGATGTCGTCGCGCTGGTCCTGGCACTCATCGATGATGATGTCGTTCCATTTGAAGCCTAGCTTCTTGTTTACGCTCTTGATGTCGTCGCATCCGACGGCCTCCACGTAGGAGTTGTTAGCCAGGCGCAGCGATAGACCCATGCGGTCGACTTTCGCCACCGGAATGCGCTTGGCTTCAAGCATTTCGACAACGCCGGGGTTCTCTTTGTCCTCCGTTTCGAAGAACTGCTTTTTAGCCAGTTCCCGCGTCCGGTGGATGTAGAGGGTCCGCCAGCCCGGGCGCTCGTCACTACGCTTGACCGTGCGAATGATGGCCCCGGTGGTCTTGGCTGCTCGCCGTGAGCAATCCCAGACCTGCGCCGGGTAGTCATCGGTGATCGGCGTCCACTGCGCTAGGAACGAGTCTGCCGCCGTGACCTGTAGCCGGGTCAGTTTCGCGTGATTCCCCCGCGACGCCAAGAGTGTGTTGGCGAAGTCGAAGTAGCCGTTTGGGGCGGGGGTGAATTGGGGCACGCGCTACTTTGGGTCCTCCGCTTTGCATTCGTCGCAACGGCCACCGAATACGGACGGAAACGCGATGTACGTTTCCCCGTCATCCGTCCCGCAGTCGGTGACCTTACCGAAACGGCGGCACTCGGAACCGTCGTAAAGGAATGGACATGAGTCGCCGCACCGATTGCCATCGTAGACAATCTCAACCGACACGGTTCGGCGGGTTTCGCTCATGGCTACCGCCTCTGTTGATTCCCTTGCGGATTCTGCACCGGTTTCGCGGGCGGCAGGTCGGCTTGTCCTTTCGGCTGCTCTGGCGCTGGCTCGGGGGCTTTGACCGGCTCGGCTGCTTTCGCTAACTCGGCGGTTTCCTCGTCAATCACGATGCTGTTGAACTTCGACACGTGGACAGCCGCAGCCGTGCCGCCGCATCCGTGCTTGGTTTCGTTGCCGCCCATCATGCGGTTGGTCGCTGACGAGAAAGAGCCGAAGTTCTTCGTGGTCTTGCGGATGACAAGCATGTCCCCGCGCAATTCCATCGCCTCAATCTTCCCGCCACCGTGGATGGCAGCCGGGCACTGATGGCCGGGGATTAGGTAGGCGGTGCCGGAAGCGCAGATGCCTTGAATGGTGAGGTCCTTAACGGGACGAGCGTAACTCACTTTGATAGCCATGGTGTTTCTTGTCTCCTGTAGGTGGGTCGGTCCATGCGGCAAAATGCCAGCACGTTTTCAAACGATTTTAGGTCGTGGAAAATTGGGAAGCCGTGGTCGCTGATGGCTTGGGCGTTGCGGGTCCAGAATGCCACGCCAATGGGGGCGGACTCGGTGATCGTCGCTAGCATCTTTGTCGCGATACCATTGCGCCGAAACGGCTTGCGCACATACGCGAATAGGACGCCGCTGGATGCGTGTACCGCCCATCCTGCATAATCGTCCTCATGGTCAATCGGAACGGCTAGAACCGCACGGGCGGCGCTTTGGATGAGCATCCGGGACATCGCCTGGACATACACGCTAGCAAGAGGGGGCGGGACATCGTTGTCGATGAGACGCTTCCGGAATGAATCGAGAATCCACGGGTAAGCCGAAGGGCCGGCACGGATAACCTCGATGTCATTGGCGAGAGAGTCAGCCACGCGCGGCCCTTCTCGCCTTGCGATTCGGCCCGCCGCCTGTAGGCGTGAACGTCCCGCGAAGTCGCGCCCGTTCCATCTTGCGGATGTTCTGCTTGATGGTCGCAAGGTCGCCGAGCGTCGCCAGGGTCGATTCGGGTGGTGGAGGTTCGGGTAGGCCAGCGGTTGGCGCGATGTCGTTCGGTTTAATCACTTGTCCACCTCGCTTTCGTCGCCTTCCAACTGCGCCGGCTCTTCCGCCTGTTCAATCTGCGGGGGCGGCGCGATGTCTTCCCCGTCTTGTAGCCGCTTGGCCATCTGGATAAATGCGTCCGCGTTGGTGCGGCACATCGCCAAGTGATTCCCGATTTCGTCCGGGGTCATCGTCTTGACTTGATCGCCAAGCAAGGCGATTGCCATCTTGATCCGGTCTGCCTCGATTTGGCGGAAGTGCTCGGCGTAGTCGAGCAACGACGTCTGTTTCCCGTTCATCTGTTCGACTATTACCCGCAAAGTTGCCTCTCTCCCTCGAAGCGCATTCACATAGGCAGCGTCAAGAATCGTCTGGTATCTAGTCTTACCATGATCGTCTCGACTTGGTGAATTGAAATAGTCGCGGAACTGCTTGAGCCAAACCATTCCGTTATTGCCAGTAGGGTTCCGCACTTCCCCCTTGGAGCACGGGATTAGGTTTAGCTTCCCGATTTCACCGGCCTTCGACTGCCGCAATCGTCCAGGGGAATCAGCTGGCCGTGGGTCGCGTTTGCCTTCACCGCGCATCTGCGTCCTCTCGGTATGCCGTCTTACCAGTAAACTTTTCCCAGCGGGCCACGGCCACGTCGACGTACTTGGGTTCAAGTTCCATGGCAAACGCGCGTCGCTTGGTTTGCTCGCAGGCGATGATGGTTGTACCTGAACCTGAGAACTGATCGATGACCGAATCCCCAACGCGAGACCCGTCCTTTATGGCCATAATCCACAGGTCAACAGGCTTCATCGTCGGATGCTCTTTGTTCACCTTTGGCCTTGGGACATCCCACACAGACGTTCGCGTCCTATCGTCATTCTTATATCTATCCCCACCTTGAACCCATCCGAAAAGAATCGGTTCATGCTTGTAGTGATATTCGCTGTATCCTAGGACCATGACGTCTTTGACCCACACAAGTATTTGGCGAAGGATTCCGCGCTTAAGCCAATCAGTCAGGAAGACCACATGCAACGGTCCCGCCGGGACCGTTGCATACCAATACGCTCCTGGTCTCGAGAACTTTTCCGCGACGTCGAAAACATTTTTCATCATATCGCCAAGCTCTTCAGGACTCAGGTCGTCGTTCTGAATCGTCATAGCGTCCTTAGTCTTGCCGACATAAGACACGCCATAGGGCGGATCGGTGAGCAACAAATCAGCATTTGCTCCCCCCATCAACCGCCCCACATCCTCCTCGCTGGTCGAGTCCCCGCACATCAGGCGATGGTCTCCAAGGATCCAAATGTCCCCGCGCTTCGACAGCGGAGTGACAGGTTCATCCGGAACGTCATCCGGATCGCACTCACCTTCGGTTGGCTCCGGTTCGGGTAGCTCGCCTTCCAACTCCTTCGCCAACTTCTCCAGCCCCATCTCGGCAAACCCGATCTCCGATTCCAGCGCCCGCAGTTGGTCGAGCGCCTGGCCGTCGAACTCGCCTTGTAGGTGCGGGTTATTCGCGACGAGGTTCGCCATGCGTTGCTTCGTCTCGTCCCAATCGACGAATCGGATCGGGAAGCGCTCTCCAGTTTTCGGGTGGGCAACGTATCCGGCATCACCATCACGCACGCACTCAACCGCACCAGCTTCACGCAGGCTGCGGATTCGCTGGTGTCCTGATACCAGTTCTCCGGTCCGGTCATTGAACGCGATGTCGAGTGGGCCAAACGTTTCTAGGCTAATCGCCAGGCCAGCAAGCGCCTCGCCCGAGACCTTGCGCGGGTTCCTAGGGTCAGCCTTTAACGCGGTCAACGGTATTACGATTTTTTCTGTCGTAACACTTTGATTAAGGTTTTTGCCCATCGCGTAGACTTTAATATGCAAACTGCTAATTAGCAATCTGCAAATTGCAAACAGACGCAGTGCGATTGCATGTTTCCCTTGCTTTTGACGCAAGAACATCCGTCTTCAATCCGGATCTACTTAATAGTGTCCGCATGATTCCAGTCTTATGACCCCATTGGGAGTGGTGTGGTTTGCGTTGTCCGTTATTCTACGTGACCGTGTTCCCGGGCGCGTTCGTCCTTCGCACGTAGGCTGCACACGCTTCACGGAGCCGCGTTGTGTCGCGCTTCCGGGTACCTCGTCAGCACCCCCCTTTGGTTGATGTAGTGTGTCTGACGATCTTTTCTCGCCAGATAGTGACCTATTGAGTTTTCGCCAATGAGCATGGCTCGCCTATCGGAGGACGTCAACGCCTACATCGTCCTTCCCGCTCTTGCTTCTTCTTCCACCTTGCTATCGCATCGTCCAGCGCGTCCGGGTTGTTCTGCCAGTACGCTAGCCTCTGCTCGAAGGTCAACATCGAATAGGCCGCAAGCTCTAGGTCGCTCATGGTGTCTCATCATCGTAAATCGCCTGAATGTGTGCGGACATTAGGCACCCCACCTCGTAGGCCAACAGTCGGTCGTGGGGAGTGTAAACGCGATGGCGGCCAAGGGATCTCAACTTGACGTCCCTTCTGCCTGACAGGTTGAACCTATAAGCCGCTATGCGTATAACATCATCGCATCGGCGGCACCCATGCGAATATAACTTCCCGCACTGATTGCATTTGTATTTCATGTCAGTACCCCAGCCCTTCCTCCGCAAAAATCCTATGATGATTCTCCCCCATCGGGCCTGCCGGTATCCCGAGCGCTTCCAACGCCCGGTGCGACAGTTCGTGGATAATCAGCGCCCGCGTGCGTTCAATTCCCTCGAACTCTGGCCCGACCACGGTGCAATGCTCGTCTACCATCGTCCCGCCGACTAGAACGCCGTTGACCATCCAGGGGGCGGGCATGAAGGTGACATCGCAGCCAGCCAGGCATTCGCGCAATATGTCCCATGATTTGGTCCCCTTTAGCTTGTTTTTGCAGGCGTAAGAGAACCAAATCGAAAGGACCATATCGGGAGCGGTAAACAAGTCATCAAGCGTCTCCTGATTCGACGTGTACACCGCGACATCAAGCGGGAGCTTCGGCGCCCGGTTCCAAGCATCGACGACCTTCCACCTCCACCAGAAGTGCAGCGCCACGTTTAACAGCGTGCCGCCAGTTGCGGCGAACGTCACGGCGTAGTGCCATGCCTTAGCATCCCTGGAAAACGCCACCAGCGCGCAGACAAGCAGCGAGAACGCGGACAGCGCGAACCACGGCGCCGCATCTCGAATGGTTAACAGCTTCTTTTTCATATCGTCCCCCCTTTGCATAGCGAACATGGCTCTTCTTTCCACTCTCCAAACGTTTTACCCGGCGAAACCATCTGCCCCTCCCCCTTGCATAACGCGCACTTTCGAGTTGCCTTCAATCGCGCCACTTCGTCGAATATCTCCCACGCAATCGATAGGTCAATCGAGCAGCCCTTTGCCTTTGCGGTGTTTAGGATAGCGAGAATTTCGCCGAACCGCGCATCGTCGATGCCTTTAAATTCGCCGTTCACGGCTTCGACTCGCGCCAGTTGCTTTGCGGCGATTTCCTCGGACAGCTGCTCTTGGGCCGCTTCAAGATTTCGATTTAAAGCGTCTTCTCTCGATTGCGAGCGCTTGAATCGCTCGGTCATCTCTCGGAGTTCCCCGAATGCTTCGTCACGCTCTCGCTCGGCTTTTGACAGCGCGTTTAACGCCTTCTCTGCCCGTTCGTACTGCGCATTCTCGGTCCTTCGATATTCCTCCCGCTGAAGCGTCAGCCGTTCAATCTGCTCGCCCAGTGCTTTAATCCCGTCGTTCATGCCGCCCTTTTTCCTTGCTGCTCCATCCACTGCGCGAAACTCGGGAAGCCGTTGTGATTGTCCGGGTTGAGCCGCTTCCACTTGTTTGCCGCTGCTAAGTAACTCTCAACTTCGCGGCGGTTCTTCTCGTTATCGCTTGGCATCTTTACCCCTCCATCCGTTGCAATCGTGGCCTACCGTGAACTTGATCGCCTCTTCTCGCTTGGCGTCTTCGACCCATGGATTCTCGCACTTGCTGCCATCGGCGCTTAGAAACCGGCACGAGGGGCAGCGAAGGTAATCCTCGTTCTGTTCGTTGGTCGGCATGGTTGCTCCAAGCCTAGAAGGGAACACTAGAGTCGTCATCTTCCGGTACAAGCGAACCTTGCGCCGCTGGAATTTCGCCGATCACCTCGAACGCCTGCCCGATAACTTCCGAGAACGTGCGCCCTTGCCACTCCCGCCCGCCTAACTTTCCGGTGATGTTGACCGTCGTTCCCGGCGCCAGCGTCGCGGCCTTCTCGGCGGTGCGGCCCCAAAATTTTACGCCACATTGGGAAGGGAATTTGTCGTCTGGAATTTCAATGACAACTGTCTGGATCGACTTGCCCGCCTTCGTTACGAACGTTTCAACCCGTAATACTTTTCCTTCAAGCGTGAATGTGTTTATCACTTTGCTTTCCCTTCCTTCTCAATTTCCGCGCGAACCATCGCGATGATCGCGTCGGCTCTGTCCTGATACCCAACGTCGTCAGTCCTTGCCAGATAATACATGGCACGAGAACGCAGATCATTTTTCTCGGGAATCATCTGGCCGCACTTCTCGCACTTCTTATCATCGTAAATTGACCAGAATGTTCCTTCTTTCCACTTGGGAAGCTTGCTAACCGGACCTTCGCCTTTCGGCGAAACCATGCATCCATCGTCAAAATACCATTTCCCGTCGGGCCGCAATTCGATCCAATTCCCGGCCATGCTTGTGTGCTTAACCTTCTTGCCTTGTTTGCCCATCTCCTCTGCCCATTCGGCGCTTCCAACCTTCGGCGCTTCCTTCGCGGCGGGAACGTGGGGGCGAATGAACTTGGTCCGCACATACGATGCTTCCTTCTCCGGAAATGCGTATTCCCCGCGATATAGCGCTCCCTTTATAAGACATTCGTCACCCTGTCCGCTTAGCACTTTCCCTGCCGTCACGATTGACGTGAACTCTTCCTTGTCCTCATCGCAGTCCACCAAATCGCCGACCTGGGGAACCCATGCGGCTGGTTGCTCTTTTGATATTCTCCACTTCGACGACCTAGCGAAAATGCATCCATCCTTGTGCCAGTTCTTCCCACAGTCGGTCGAGCTGAACCACTCTCCACCGTCGAATTTCCATCTGCACCCGTCCGGCGATCCTAACTCCAGCCACTTGCCAGCCTTGGCCTGCTCAATCGCCCATTCGAGTGATCCGGTGTACGGGTCGTATGGGGCAACCGGTGGCAACTTCTGCGGGGTGAACGCCTTCTTCGTCCACGCGCCGCCCTCGACGTGGGGACGTATGTCTGACGCCTTGACTGGCGTGGATATATCCCCACACTCAACCCGCCAATCTGGCACACCTTTGGTGCTGCAATGAGCTTCGCGAATAACCTTCGCTCCCGTCATTGCTGGGTAGATATTGAACTTATCGCTGCACGCCTTAACGTCAACCAGTCTTCCGCTTTTAATTGCCCGTAAAAGATCACGCCTTCTCATCAGCTCACCCTCTCGCTTTCCTTCTGAAGTTGTCGCCAAACCCTGATAATCTTCGCACCCTGTTCGCTTCTCGCCTTGCAAGTCTGCCGTCCGCCGAACACCTCAACCGCTCCGCGCCATGTTCCGCACCTTCGTTTCCATTTTGCCAAGTGAGAAGCCGCCAACTGTGAATTAAGCCAGGGGTCTTTCAGGGCCTCCGTTGAATATCCGATTCCCGCGCCTGTCGTCATAACCTGAAATACCCCCACGGCTCCCGTCTTAGCATGTGTTGCGTTCGTGTTGCAACTACTTTCTGCAAAGGCTAGCGAAACCATGAGCAGATAGGGGACGCGATGTTCAGTGGAAGCCGCCCTAATCGGCGCTTCAATCGGTCTGCACTTCGCCAGGATGTCCGCAGCGCTGGCATTGCAATCGATACATAACCAGAAAGCAGCAATGACAACAGCGACGCTTTTCATAAAATCCCCATAAATGATTTGTCCTGCAACCCTTCTAGATCGCTAACTTCGTCGAAGTTGGCCCTTCTAGCGATATGAATCAGCTCCATGGCAAAATCTAATGGAGTCGAGTTAGCTTCTTTTTTCCCTAGCGTTGGCTTGTTCTTATCTTTTCCGCGCTGATCGTGGAATCCAACTTGGTGCGTTCCAGTCGGCCTATTCCACCTTAGTTCCATCGGTTTTTCTTTTGATTTGCAAAACAACCAAGTGGCCTTGTTCGCCCTGTGACCATACGCAGACTGCCAAACCTCGCAAACCCATTCCCCCTTGGCTGATGTTTGATTCCATCCTGTGACATTTGGGCGATCAAGCGCGTACACGTCCCACGCCCTTGATTTGGCGGGATGTTCCAGGACTCCCCCGTATTTTCTAACCGACTCCAAGGCCGAAGCGAAACAACCGCCATCGTTTCCAGGCCGATTGTGTTCAAACGGCCACCTCTTGTAATTTACAAAAGCAAACGATCCCCAACGCTGACAAGGGGGATGCGCAACAACTGGGTGCGGGCCATCGTATGTCCTGGCGTCCCGTTCAATGTCCCACAAATCAACACCTCGTATGCGCGAATAAATCCCATACTTTTCGGCAAATAAGACAGCGATCATTTTTTACACCTCCACGCACATCCAGATAGCCGCGAAGGCGATGGCTAGGGCTCGCATTGGCGTTCCGATTCAGGCAACATCTCAGGGCTTTCGATTGAAACTGAAATCGACGAAACGATGCGGAAGTCGTAACCGCAATGGTCACAGGTGACGTCGTGCCCTCCATCTTCGTACCAGTGCGAATTGTCGTCATGGAGGGACATCGCATGACGACACCTTGGGCACCTCGCCTTGTCATCGGTTGTTATCTCTCCGTCGTCCTCGGCGATCTGCTTACAGTCGTAGCAAATGTCCTTCGCTGGGCCGTCCCCAAGGATTGGCGGAAACGTGACAGCGCCGCATATCTTACAGGTTCCATGGTCTCTCATCGCCCCAAATCCTTCCGCACCTTCTTCGCAATTCGTTCCAGTTCGGCGCGGGTGAGATATTTGGCTAGTACGTCACCCCACCCGCTAAATCCGTGGCGATGAAACGTTTCTATAACGCCACAGTATATTTCGTCTCCTATCATTTGTTTTTTTGTTTTCTTCGCCATCACATCACCACTTTTCCAGAACGGCGCGACCTTCGCACCATTCTTTGGTTTGGACTTTCTCGCAACGTTCGATGGCGTCTTTACGCCATTCGTCGTGCACTTGGTCTCTGCCGATAAGTAGCCCAGCCGCGAATAGGCCAGTGGTAACTAATACAAAAATCGTTCTCGCCATTTCGGTACTCATCGTTTGTCCCTCCAATTCTTGTAAATATCCATCAGCATAAACGGCACGAAATAAATCACGCACGGGACGGCCACAAACGCGAAGCAGACGACGGCGAAGAGGATGGCGATCATCGTTCCCCCCTGCAATTGCACGCGGTTGTCTCTAGCTGTTCCTTGTCCCCTCGATAATCCGCCACCGCCTTGAACGCTTCGTTGTTCGCGCATCGCTTGCAGCGGCCTTCCTTGCTGGCGCGAACCTTCGTGTCGATGAAGATGCGGAATAGTTTTCCTTCGTGTGCGTTTTTCATCTTGCGCCTATCACGTCGTCTTGCGGGTGATGCCGTAGCCATCCTTGGGCCGCGTCTAGCGCGTCTTTTGGCCCTCGATAGTTACCGTCATCACGCTGGCCTACTCTGTATCTCCAACCGTTGTGGGTTTCATAAAGCACGATCATCGTGCCGGCGGTAAACGGGTCCGGGTTCTTTCGTTGTTCATTTGTCATCGGTTCGATCTCCTCCATTCTTCTTGCCCTACGTAAGTCATACTCGGTCCAACCCAAAATACGGGAACTTGTCCGACTAGGCCGCTCTTGTTCTTGTCCACCAAATGCAACGCCTGGAAAGGTTCTCCGGTTGGGTTTGCATTGTAAAGAATCTCGGCTTGCTTGTCCCGCCACGGAAACACCACCAAATCCGCCGCCGCCCAAATTTCGCCCGAGTCGCGCATATCGGATGATTGTGGGAACCCTCCGCGCTTCGCCGCCTCGTTGCTTAATTGCGAAAGCACCATCATGTGAATGTTCATCGACTTGCTTTTCGCCGTGGCCTTCAGTCGGTGAACCATCTTCGCGATCTCACGGTTGCGATTCTCGCTGCGCTCCTCGCTAGGTATCTGGCCAAGGTAATCCACCACCACGAGCGCATCGGGAAGTGCGCTTCCGTTCTTCCTGACGTGTTTGGCGTACCACCGGTTAGCCTCGCCGCAAATCTGGTTACAGGTCAACGTCCGGTCGTCAATCCAGAAAGGGAAAAGTGCGATGTCTTTCGATGCCTTTTGAACTCTCTCCCATTCTGGCCCACCACGAGCCCGCCCGTTTATTAGCGACTGGCACGCGACCTTGGCTTGCATGGATAGCGCCCGTTCGATGATGTCTTGCCGATCCATTTCCAGGGAGAACAGTATGCAAGGGATGCCGTTGGCCACGTTGCGGGCGATTACCGAAAGAGCGGCGGCGGTCTTCCCCATTCCCGGGAGGCCAGCCCAAACGGACATCAGGCGCGGACGAAGTCCCCCGGTAATTTCATCAAGGCGTTCTATCCCGGTGCACATTCCCGCCGTCGTCCGCCCATGCCTATCGCCAATTGTTTTGACTGCCTTGTCTATGGCGTCCACCAAACGCACGGGCCCCACGTCGTCAGCGTCCACCTCGATTGCGGCGATCTCCGCTCGCATGGTTTCGACAATTGCGTCAAGATCCCCGGCGTTGTGGGCGCGTGCGGAAGTCTCGACACACAACGCAATTATGCGGCGAAGGGTTGAATGCTTCTTAAGCGTCGCGACATAAGAACCAATGGTCTGCGGCATCGGTGACTCGGCTGCGCATTGGCTTGCCCACATCTCGCGACCCTCAAAAGCTGACAGCGTGCCAAGCGTCCTAATCTCGTCCAGGAACGACGCAAGATTGATTTGGCTTCCCTTGCCCACGAGGCTTTGAATCGCGTCCCAGGCGTTACGGTGATGCGCTAGGAAGAAGTCCTGGGAACGAACGTCGGCCACGTCGCTGTAAATTTCGGCGTGGGACATTAACGCGCACCCGATGATGGCGCGCTCTGACTCTGGAGAATGTGGCGGGGTCATCTCTGGGTTAGTCATGTTTCACCGGGCCTATGATGGGAAGGGTTAGCGGTTGCGCTCCGTAACGCTGCGGATGGATTGGGATGGTTATTTGCGTTGGCTTCTCGTCTAGCCATTTCTGTTTCTTGAGGTACCGCGAGAAGTATTTGGCGAACTTCCAGCCATCAGCGGAATACATGGGCGCCTGCCATTCGAGAGCTTTCAGGATCAAATCTCTCAGCTTGTCTTGCCCTCCTGCCTTCTTTGCTTCCGTCTTCCAAACGGCAAGCGCTTCCCCTTTTTCTTCCTTCCGCCCGTATCGCTTCCAAACCTCCTCGAACTCTTCTGGATATTCAGCTCGTTCTTTCTTTGCGGTTGTCTCAGATCCGGATTCAGAAGATAGATCAGAAAGAGTAAGAGTAAGAGTAATAGGGTTCCCTGGTTCATTCCCTGGTTCATTCCCTGCAATGTTCCCGGGAACAACATCGGGAGCAATTTGTTCCTTTTCCATCTTCTCGCGCTTCTCCCTTTGCTTAATCTTCTTCTTTTCTCGGTATTTAACCAACTGCTCTACGCCCTGCCCAGTTCTAGCCATCCAGTTGTGCAGGCTTAACGTTTCGCCGTCCTTGTCGATAAACCCGGTTTGGATAAATGCTGACATTGCTTTCCCCTTCTCCCCGGTCCACCTGGCCTCGAACTCTATTTCCTCAACGGTGAAGGTGGAAAGGTCTCCGTCCATTGCATTCTCAGCGGCCCACGCCCAAAGATTTACGATGTATTCATAGGCGCCAAGAATTCGACGAAGAGCAACCGTCTTCCGATGCCTTGGAAAGTCCGTGTAGAATCGAATGTAAGGGACAGAAGGCATAGCTACTTCTTCAAAGAAGACACTAGTTTGAAAATATTAACCCTGTATCCGTCGCCCATTGCCCCCAACATGAGATCAGACAATTCTCGGATGCTTAATCCATCTGTAGACGGCTCGCAATGAGCAAGCCTAGCTGCGACTCCTATCGATTCTTCGTGTTCGAGTATTTCTACATCAGGAGTAGGATGCGACATGCCGATGCACGCTTGCATTGCCCCTATAACCCAAAGCATTTCATAGGATCCGCATGCTGATTTAAAATCAGACAGAACCGAGTCGAACCTCTTACCTATTGCCGTTGTTCTTTCGTGGCAGTCAGCGCATAAGCATTGCAGGTCGTAATCCTGGTATTCCCATGGCTTCGCTCCGCGCTTGTAAATCTTGTGGTGGACATGAAGTGTCTTTTCTTTGTCCCCACAATCCTCGCATGTGAAGTCTGCTGCGCTAAGGATCTCAAGCCGTTTACGCTGCCATCTTGGATCTTTCAGCAACTCGGAATACGCGGACATCGAATCACCTATTCACCCCCCAAGAGTCCGCCGCTTCAGACCGCTCAGTCAAAGCGCCAACGATGATCAAGTGGCGGGAACGGCGGACACTTCGGGGGTAGATGGGTTTAATCATCGTTGGCGAGGGTAACCTATCACAAATCGCCCGCGCTGCAAGCTAATCGTCGCGTCTTCCCGGATTCTCGACAATCGCGGCCCGTCTCGCCGCGTGGACTTTCGCGTTGCGAGCGGCGTATGCGGCGCGGTCGATGATGACGACGTTGCCGCATTGTAGGCATTCTTTGATGACGGTAGCGCCGTCGTCTGCGCTGCGGTGCTTCGTGAATTTGCGGCATTTGTCGCAGTGGCGTAGCTGCCAGTTACGGGTTGCCATGGTTCCTCCTCTGCGCTGCAATCAACCCTACCGCAACGTCGATTCCAATGGCCCCAATTGAGTCTAGGGCGCTTCCGCACGCTGGGCATGGCTTGCTGTATGCCTTGCCAATAGGAACGCGCAGATACGAGCTAGCGCACGCTGGACACTTGTCCCAAAATGCCGTGCCGCGCTTGTAGCGTTCGACGGTGCGGTGGACTATTCCACGACGCAATAACAGTCGCATGGCTATCGCTTCCCCATCTTCAGCAGCCCAGGCAATCCACGCAGGGCCACCGACGCGGCGACCTTGCGGGAGACTAGTAGCCGGGCGACGGCGGCGAGGATTTCGACTTGAGTGGCGGATTTGATTCGTTCCATTATTATTCCCTCGTTAATCGATCCGCCATCTCGGCTACGATTGGCTCACAAATGTTTCCAGGTTTAAAGCCGATCAATTTGCACCTTTTGCCGTCGAAGTTGTCGCACTTGTCGTCGCCACACATAGGGATTCCGTCTTCAGTCCATTCGACGAATGCTCCAGTTCGTTGCTCTGCGATCCCTTTCCACAAGCTATTTTTCTTTTCCATGCGCCGGCTGCCTCGCTTCCTTGTCTTCGATAAGATGATTCCTTAAATATTCTTCTGTGGTATGCTTGTCGGCTAGCATCCATTGTGGGTTTTGCGTGGTAAGTTCACAATAATCCTGCTTCGTTAGACATCCTCCCAGAGAGCAGGAGAGTGCGTAGCCGATCTGGAATCTGGTGTGTATCCTAACCACGCTTGATAGCGGCCAGCCGATGCCACGTGCGGCAAGTTCCGCGTGCTTTTTATTGGGCCACCACATGCCGTCTGGAGGGACTCGGTATCCTGCCCCTGCATAAACGCGAGGGAGCCACGGGCTCCCCTCAATCACGGGACCCTCGTGAATTGTCCAAGGACATACCCTTGAATAGTGGCCTTGACGGATGCTGCGTTGTACGCGGTCTCATAGAGGGAACCGTTACGGGGAGCGGTAACTCGCTCCATGCCGAAACCTCCATTGGGATAGGAGACCTCGATGATGGCCTCGGTGGAGGAGATGGGGTAGAAGGTTGCCGTCGCGTTGCTCATGGATACGACTATGGACCCCTTTCGGAGTCCATGCAACAGAAAAGCAACAGTGGACTGTCGATTTATCTACGTGGACAGCTCCGACCGAATCGCGGCTAACTTCGCCTCGGCCTTCTCGGCGCGGGCTTTCCAGTCTGTCGTCCCGTCGTGCTCGCGGACCATGGCGATGATGAGCGGCGCGGTAGCGTCAGATACAATGTGGCCACGCCGATATAGCAAATCAATCACCTTGGTTTCCAGCGTTACCTCCTTCGGCTTCTCGGCCTCGCGGGCGGCGATGGCGTCAGTCATTGCCCTGCGCGCGCATTCGCCATGGACTTTGCCAAGTTGGTGGCACTCAACATCGACATAAACCCACCTAAAAAATCCGAGTTCGTTTTTGCAAATCTTGCACGTTTCCATGGTCATCCTTCTTTCTTCGGTTGCTTCTCGAAGTTCATCAGCACGTCTGCCATTTCGACCACCAATGGTTCGCAGATGTTTCCTGGGCGAAGGCCAATCAGCAGGCATCGCTTTCCGTCGAAATGGTCGCACCTTTCATCGGTGCAAATAGGAACTCCGTACTTCGTCCACTCGACATAGGCGCCAGCCTTTTGCTCGACCAGTTGTTCCCACAGATATTCACGCTTCGGCATGGTCACCCTTCTTTCTTCGGTTGGCACACGGGGCAGGGATACCCAATGTCCTGGCACCCACCATGCGGCCCTGTATTCTTGCGATAGGCCAGCTTGCTACCTAAGCACGTCCCGCAAACCATCGTGGCCATCTTCGCACGGAGGGTGGCGATTTCTTTGTCTGCCCAAATCTTCATGCTATTTATCTCTCGCCTTGATTCGTTGTTTTCGTGACGTTCCATTTCTAATCGCACGCTCATCCGCTGCATTTCCAAACGAAGTCTCGCGATTTCCTCCGCGTGCTTCGCTCCGAGGGCGGCGATGTCGCAATCTAACTCCTGCTTCAGAATTCTGTGTTCAATTGCGGAAATATGCTTCCGCACGCAGCCCTCAACAAACCAATCGGTTCGCGGCGTTTTCGACTCGCTCACTTTGCACCGCCTTTCTCGGTATCCATTCCTTTGCACGCGAAACTTACCTTCCGTATCGCTCTAAATTTACGAATCACGCTTTCCATGGTCATCGACGGCTCGACTAGGATTGACGAATAATCCCGCGCCATCCGATTGATTAGATATTGCGTCTCTTTCTCTCCAGTATCTTCCGACACCCAAGGGTCAGCGACGGACCATGTATCTTGCGGATTGCCTGCCTCGTGGAAGGAGAGAATCCCGAACCTACGCCGGATGAATACCGGAGGAGATTTTTTGGGTTTGCTCATTTGTCGCCTTTCTCGGTTCGCGGATGGGAAATCACGAGGACTTGAATGTCGAAAACGTGGCCGCATTCGGCACAGCACACGCTTCGATTGTAGACGGGTGGCACGTGTTCTCGTCTACACTCCGGGCACACGGCCTTGTCGCTCGCGACGGGGGCAGAGGCGAGCCAGGCGTCAATGCGCTTTGCCCGCTCAAGGTTCTGCCGCCTCTCGCAGTTCGCCGCGCTACATTTACATGTGCTATGAGACCATTGGTAAACGTACTCGCGCAAGACATACAGCACCTCCTCGGGAATCGCGGGCGGGGCGGGGTGCTTGGCCCTCGCGCAAATTTCTTCCAGCGTTCTTCCTTGCGAATCTAACGCCGCAATAAAGGCGCGCATAGCCTCAACTGGTTCCGCTCCGAAACCGCACACGCCTTCCTGAAGATTATCCCCAGCAAGAGCGCACCATTCGTTGCCATCCTCGTAAACTTTGATCATCGGTACGTTATCCATTTCCGTTCCCCTTTCCAATTCTCGCAAGTCGCTGTCGGATGATCACGCGGGCGATGTTGTGGGCGCCGTGGAACGCCTTGTCCATTAAAGAAATCGCCGCTTTCATGTGTAGCAGTGCTTTTCGCTTCCTTCTGTCTTTCACAAACTGCTTCGACCTTGGAAACTTTGAAAGCAGCACTTCAAAGCATGCCTTCTGCATTTCGTCGTGTGCGATTCTAAGAATCTCCAGCGATCGCATGTCCTCTACCCCTCGCGCGTACCCGCGTTCCTCGGCTTCGCGGAGGTCGATGGTCGCGGCTTCTAACGCTTTGTCCCTCCAAATAGTTTGGGACATCTTGTTCGGATACGGTGGAACCTGTTCCAGCTTCGTCATGTCCGCTCCTTGTCGAGTGCGGCGATTAGGGCGTCGGCTGCTTGTTTTGTCAGTTCAATATCGCGCTCTAATGTCGAATCCAATGCTGATCGGTAGATCATGTAGTCGAACATAAACCGTTCCCTGACCGTCATCTCGCTGGCCAGCTTATCCCCGACGGACTTGGTGCGCTCGACCGCTGGCGCGGCGGGGACGTGGCGGGTGATTTGGTCGGGGCGGACCCAATGACAGTCAGCATCGTCTGACCACCCACCGCGCACATGAAAATCGCCTGTCTGGTGCCCTTTCATTTCCACCCGGCCGCCTTTGCATACCGCCTTCCCTCCGGTCCACCCGCTGCAATCCACCGTGTCGCCGATTTTGATTTCCATGTTGTTCTCCTACTTGGAAAGTCGCTTGTTACGTCGATAGGTTCCAACTAGGTCAGAGACAGCAGCACCGATGAACGCCACCACGATGACAGCCACCACAATCGCCAACCCAGCCCACAACGGGCACGTCACCCACCACCACGACCATGCGATCACGCCGGTTAGCTTTAGGGTTAGAAATAGGATAAATAAAAGGCTGGGCAATCCTACGTTGATTTTCATGTGTTCTCCTTGCCGACAGTTATACGGTATGTGCAACACGATTGCAACACTGAAAGCGGCTAAAGTTGGAATCGGACCAACGCCCGGTTTCAATCGGGCCACACCAGTGCTAGCCAAACGGCCCGCCACGCTGTTGTGAGAGACGGGACGCTTGCCACTATCGACGGAAGTGGCCAACCGTTTAAAAGCCTATTTATCCTTAACCCAGGTGATTTTCTCGAACGGTTCGCCGCGTTTTACGTATTGCTCTAATCCGTCGGCTTTTAATGCGGCCACGTTCGCCGATTCGCGCCCGGCTTGCATGGTCAACTTCGCCAGCTTGCCATCGACTACCACGCGCCCGCCGCGTGCGATGTAGTCGCGACGAATAGCTTTCGCCGCTTTAAGTGCTGCCTCCACCTGATCAATCCGCTGGGATAGGACCGACGCAAAGTCGTCATCAAGCCCAATATCCCCAGCGTGGTCTACAATGACTAGCGCCTCTTTCGTCTGCGCCTGATAGGCGTGGCAATACTTGGAACGATAACAGCGCGAGCAATGTTCACCCAGCTTCGGAGCGGACTGGCGAGCGTTGACGGTGCGGATTTCGTCGATGATTTCGGAAACGTTGGTCACGAGGTCGCCACGGATGACGATAGCTTGGCCGTCGCGTTCTCCGACAATGATCGGGATGAACCCGCTTGCACTATAGTTGATGGCCAGCGCCGCGCCGTAGGCTTTTAGTTGCCAGTTGTCGTTTGGATGCGGGACGTTTTCTATCCTTCCGAATTTGTAGTCTATGACCTTGACCACGCCATCGGACGCAATCGCGCAATCGGAGGTTCCCATGGTAATTACGTCGTCCGTGTCAGGGTCGCGTAGAAATGCTGGCAACTCACACCCGAACGTGTCTCCTTCTTTCTTCTCGGAGTTTACGAAGTCGGCGACGATGCGCGCGCGAGGTGAACCGCCTTCCTTCCGGTTCATTACCAGGTCAAGAACTTCCGCGTGTAGGCCGGTCCCGTCTTCCGCCGCGTCGCTAGTCTCGGGATACTTCTCCCCAAGTTCCGCGCTGTAACGGCAGTCGCGGGCAAGCTGCAACGATGACGGGCGAATCACTTGACCACCTTGGCGGCGTCGATGATTTTGGACGCCTCGTCTTTGGTCAGGTCGCTGGTGCTGGACACTTGGCGTCCCGTCAGTTCAACTAGCCAGGCGATGCGGGCGGCGCGCTTATCGGGAGTCGGAAGGCCGTCGCCGATCTTCGCTTCTGCTGCGATGGTTTGGATCGCCTTGAGTTGCGCCGGGGTGATAGCCTCGACCGATTCGGCTTCAATGACTGGAGGCTCCGCTTTCGCGGGCTGTTCAATCATCGGCGCTTGCACCGTCGGCACGGGTTGCGCTTGCATATCGCCGACTTCTTCCGGGGTGTAAAGCCCGGCGACCACGCCAGGGTCGGAAATGCGGACGCCCTCGGAAATCACGCGGGCTTTGAGCATCTGGCGCTTGTATTGCTTCCAGGTCGCCTTACCCGTTAGTCCTGCGGCTTCGGCCTGCTTGTACGTCCACTTTACCTTGACCGTGGTGCTCATCCCCGCCGACGTAAATTCAGCCTCCACCGCTTCGTCGGTGTACTCCGTCCAACTCACCTTTCCTCCGCGCTGCTGGAAGTCCGCCAACATAGCGTCTGATTTCTTCGCCGGCTTCCCCTGGATGATGTCGTAGCGTTGAACCGCTTGGATAGGGTGGCATCCTTCAGCCTGCGCTACCAACATCAGGACTAGTGCCTGATCAGGGTTAGAAAATGCGCTGAATAGCTTGCTAGCCGCCACCGATTTGGCCAACGCTTGCACTTCTTGAAACGGTACCATCGCTTTAGTTTCCATCACCTCACCCCCGCCATGCGTTCGCAGTCATCCAGCCGGACGAAAAGATACCCGCCGACGGTTAGATATCGGACTTCCTTGCGTTTCGCCCATCGCCAAGGCGTCGCGCGGTTCACGCCGCAATGTTTCGCGGCGACGCTCACGAGCACGCGCCCGGCTTTTTGCTGTTGAAAAAGAATCTTCGGATTTGGTTTGCCTCGACTCATGTGTCTCCTTTGTGGTCCTTACTTATGCAACACTGGCAACAGAAACGCAACAATAAATAACCCCTGCCCACTGATTCGTTTCAATCCTCGCGCCGTGACTGGATACCTCGCCGCGAATCTCGAAGCACCGACGGGCGGGGATGATTGGCAGGGAATCGATGGCGGCGAACATGGCGCGGAGCTGATCGGCGGTCATAGCGCCCCCCGTGGCGTCGGCGGTCCACCGGCCCGGACGTGTCCAGGGCGGCCACCGTAGGCGATTCGGCGAATATCAATCACCTGGGCCATGCAGCGACGAGCTCGCCTAGTGTCGCTATCCGCAGCCAGCCGCCTAGCATCGGCCAAAGCAGCGCCCTGCTCTGACCCTAGACGCAGCATAAAGTCAATCACGTACAAATTGGTAAGCGGTCGCATCACGACACCCACCAAAGCAGGAGCCCGCCAATGATGACCATTGCCCAGTCGATTGGCTTGGAAATCATGATAGCAACCACGCCAGGACGATGACGGCGCACGCAGGGATGGTTATTAGTAGTACGCGCTTGGCTGCGTATAAGTCGCGATCCATTTCGTCGTTCCATTTTTCTCGTGACGTGTAGCTCATTTTGATTCCTCCAGTTGTTTGGTCAGTCTCGCTTCGGCTCGATTCCTCGCCTGGTCCGCCATCTCGTCGGCGTGGCATTGCTGGCACAATTTTATGGGGTGTCGGTCAGTGGGAACGGCGATGATTGCCGCTTCGCCGCATACCTCGCATCGGTCGCGCCCACTCCCGTCGCAGTCCTCGCAGGTGGCGTTCCCAGGTGAGCCACAATCGCAGCGGTGTCCATGTCCAGGCGTCCGGCATGGTAGAGCCACGATGCCGTCGCCGTCGCAGCTAGAGCAGCGCACGGATGCGTGGATGGCGGTCACGGAGCGTCCACCTCCTCCCATCCGGTAGTGTTTGCGTCGACGGAGTAGAGCACTCTCCCGGCCACGTTGATTCGCGCTAGCGTGCCGTCACAGCTAATCGATAGTCGGTCACCTATGGTCCATGATCTGTTGCGAATAATACGCGCATTTTGGCGCTTGGACAGGTCCGATTTGAGTCGCGCTATTTCGTCCCCTTGCTCCCTGACCAGTTTATTTGCCGCCTCCAGTTGCGCGCGAAAGGCTTCGATTCCCTCGTCTCCGATTTTTAGGAGGTTTCCCATATTGTCTAGTTTTTCTGCCAGAGCCTCGCACGCAGCGACCAGCGCGTCCCTGGATAGGCGCGTGGCACTCATCTCCCCACCGCCTGAACGTCGGCCAGGCATCGTTCTAGCGATTCTGGAGACCACTCGGACGCCGGTCGCGTCTCGGGGACGGCGGGTAGCTCCTGCGTGTCTGCCAGGTCGCACTCGGGCGACCAATTGCGCAAGACGTGATGTGGTTCGTGCTCAGCGACGGGGATCGCCCCGACGGCGGGAAGTTCTTGGGTTGTTCGCATGTCGGTTGTCATGGTATATTCTCCTAAAATCTCTTGGGTTAGCAGCTCAAGACCGACGCCCCCAATCAAGGGGGCGTTTCTTTTGGTTGCTACTCGGTAAACCCTTGCCAGTCGCAGGAAGGCTTGGAAGCATCAGCGCGAAATCCAGCCGCGCCCTTTTGGCTGCACATCCACCAGCCAGCGATCGACAGGTTTCGCGTTAGAGCCATCCCGCAGACCGGGCACTTTCCAGTAGCTACAATCTTGCGCGTCTCGTTCTTAGCCGCTTCGATGCGGGCGATTTGGGCCTTGCGAGCTGCTCTCTTCTCGGTGCGCGTCGTGGTGTTCATGGTGTTCACTATGAACTAGCCACGAAGGAATGCAACAAGAAAGCAACACTAGAAAGCAGCCAGGACGACAAGGCCAACGATTCGCGATAGTTATCGCGCAAAAAAGCTAAGGCCGCCAAGTTTCCCGGGCGGCCTCGCGTGTCTTTTATTTGCTTCCTACGCCAACGCTTCGAACATCGCCTTTACCGTGGCGATGAACAGGTGATCCTTTTGTTGCTGCGCTGGCGGAAGTTCAGCGTATGGAACGAAGCACGGATGCTCTTTCTTTTCCGGGTCCTTAACCAGACCATATTTCCACCCGGTTGCGGACTTTTCTGCTAGCCACGATTCGTGGGACTGTTCCGGCGTGTTCCCGGACAATGCTCCACGAACTCCGTTGATTGCGCTGGATTTCTGCCAATCAGGCGCAGCTTCCCATGTCGGCTGACTGTCGTCGCCGTTCGCCTGGCAATAGATGCGGTTCATCTCGTGAGCCGCTTGCGCGCATCGTTCAATTCTTTGTTCTTCGGTCATGTTCTTTCCTTTTGGTTTAGTGTTGATCGGATTAAATCTCGTTGTCCGGGGGCTTGTCGTTTCGCCTGTTCCAGCGCCAGCGCGTCTGCCTGCTCACGGGTTAGGTTCATTCCCCCGAAATGGATGATCGCCGAGCGTTCCGCTAGGCATTCAGGGCACAACAGGCACGCGCGGTCGATTTGCAGGCGGGGTGTTTCTGGTTCTGCCATTAATACACCCAAATCCCGCTCGCCGAGCCGCCAGAGCGAGCATAGTGGTGAATTGGCTTGATGCAATCGTCGCACGACTCCGCGTCGTCAGCTATTCTCAATCCGCACCGGCAACGCCTGCCCAGCTTGCCGCCGCATATCTTCGCTTCCGCCTTCCGTCGGTCAATCAGGAACAACCACGCAGAAAGCGCTCCCTGCTCCGTTTCATGTACGCACGAGGTTGGCCCAAATTCGCACGTAGAACGCGCGCGGAGCCCGTTTGGGCATCGGGCGACGTAGATGGTCTTGTCGCGGTTTTTCGTGACCCTGAACGCAAGCGGGACGTTGCAGGATGGGCACGTGGGAACTTGGCCGGCCACGATTGACGGGTGCAGCGCTTCAGTCTTGCCGACTCGCCTAGCCTCCTCTACGTAGGTCCCTGCGGCCTTCTCCTCGCGGATTCGCGCTAGGCGTTCGGCTCGTTCCCGGTTCGCGTGGACGGCGGCAACATACGACTCGATAGCCTCCTCGCGGGTGCGGCCCGTGCCGATTAGCACCGTCGATTTCTTGTGGAGTAGGCTCCGTTTCTTACACCACGCCGTCCACTGGTCGCCGCCCGACGGGTGGGGATGGCTGGATAGCTCAGCATGGATTGGTTGCCAGCAGGACGGGCAGGCTTGATCGCTCATTTGCGCACCGTCTGGAATGTGGGGAACGACGCCATGATTTCGTCGAATGGCGCGGCCATTGTCGAGTCGAGGGCGCGGGCTGGTTCGGAATCGTCTATTAATTCGATGTCCTCCTCGCGCACCGATAGACTGTTAAGCACCGACGATAACCCGTCGAATCTACCGGCCACTTCGTACCATCCATCCTCCGGCCCATCAAGACTGATGATGATTCCGTTGTCGCAGTGATAACCGCCGCGCGCTTTTACTCTGTCTCCAAAATTGAACTTTGCTGTTTCCATGTTGCAACTATGTTGCATGGAAAAAGAAAAAGCAAGCGACTATTTTAGCCTTCCCAGCGGCGCAGCTTCCCGTCGGACTTTTTCATAGTATCAACGTGAACGAAACCGTTCCAAATGTACAAACCTAGACCTCCTAGGTTTGGCAGGTCCCCGTCGAGATACATGGTTAGGATCGCGTTCCGCAGCTCATCGGTCTTCATTCCAAAGCACGAAATATCCGCCGCGTTCCCCTCGGTGTGCTGGGAGTTTTTCGCGACGCCAGTCTGGCCGCGCTCTCCTTGTAACCCGCGTTGGCGCAGGCGTTCGTTGTACTCTGGCGAGCGATAGCCGCACACGATGGTCAACGGGTGTCCGACCTTCTCGCGGATTTTTTCTAGCATGTCGGCAAGCGGTTGCAGTCGCGACTCGATCCATTCTCGCGGGTACGGCGTCCCGTCTTTGCAGGCAAACTCATCGAGCTTAAAATGCGGAGTGATTAGGATCATGGTTAATGCCTCCGATTGCGGATCGTGCGCCTAAGCGCTGCGCCAGTCAAGCGAGCGGTGTTCGGCATCCACTATCAATCCAAGAATCCACCCGCGCGCCTCAAGGTGCGACCGAAGCAAGACGACGGGAGCGCCCATCCACACGGACGCGAACGCGCTTTGGCCGTCGCTGACCTTCGTCTTAGGGCCTTTCACCTCGACTAGATGGGTACGGCCACGAAAGCCGACCACGAGGTCAGGGAACGATCCGCCAACGTCTCCAGTATCAAATACCGTTGCGCCTAGCTCGCGCAAGCAGTCGCGGACCTCGGCATGGGTTGAATCGCGCCTACCGTGCCTCATGGATTCGGCGCTTCGTCGGCCTTCTGCGTACGCGACTGCACCACGAACGCCAAGGCGAGGCCGCACACCACCTGAACGCCGAGCTTCAGGAATTTATAGTCCGCCAGCGCATCGACGAGGCCGGGACCGGCGACGCCGAGCATGCCGACTGCGAAGGTTAAACGCTGTGCCCACTTGTTTTTCATTTGTCCGCCTCGCTTCTAAGTTCTTCCTTCAATCGAGCTCGGGCCGCATGGTTATCGATGCGCTTAATGATGCGCTTCCCGTTACCAAACCTTTTCATGCAACGCTTGCAGCATCCCATGGCGTGCGCCTTTTCGGAGCATTGTAAATACAATGGCTTCATGGCTTACTGCCAATCCCTTCCGGGAAAGCGGCGCCAATTGCGGCCGTCTTTGCTTCAAACAGCTTCACAAGGGCAACCATTCTTACTGGACTCGCAGGCAATCCCATCAACCCGATGGCCGCTTCGGCGATCAGATGCGCGACGCGGGAGGATTCGTATGGTAAATGCTCCACCTTGAAAAACGATAGAAAGCTCTCATCTTTGCTCATTTTTTGAAGTTTGTCATCGACGAATTCTTTTGGATCTTGGTCACTCATAGCTTTCCCCCATTGCAAAGTCTGACGGCTTCGTATGCCCACTTCTGGATCAACTCTAACTGGCGGGCGGTTTCGTCTCCGTAGGCGGCGACGTCATAAATCTCTGTCGAATCCTCTCGCGCAAGTTCTGCTTGCGGATTCGCATCGCCTCCGCTGGGGGCGGTTCCAGTCGCGGCGGGGTTGGGACAACTGGCGGGGACGATGCGCACCCGCATGGGAGTAGCGCGGCGACGAATATCAATGACAGAAACGGCATCTTTAGCCAGTTCGGTTGCGTCTTTCTTTGCGTAGGAAAGCCTAATCGAATCGATTTCGTCAGCATGTTCTTTCTCCCTGGCTCGATACTTGTCGTTAGCCTTGGCCAACTCGCTAGCGTAGCGGCTAGCGTCCTCCGCGTGCGCCTGACGGCTTCCGTTCCGCATCCCTATCCAGTAGGCCCCGGCGATTAGCCAAACGCCTACAGCGCACGCTAGGCCGTAGCGGACCCACTTGGATTCTAGCGCTATGGGGATGATCGGTATCATTGCGACGCCTGGACGTAGTTTAGCGGATTAAGCCAATGGAATCCACCTCCACCGGTCGCGGTGGACGACGCCGCCTTGCGCGGCTTGGGTTGGGAAACTGGCGCGGGGGTGACAGGTGGAACAACGGGGGAAGTCGCTATGACTTGCGGCGCGGGCGCTTCGTTGATCGCCACTTTGGCAAGCTCCGCGCGTAGAATCTCGCGGAATTCGTCTTTCAATTCTAGCCTGTCTGCCTTCAGGCTGGACTTGATCGTCACCGTCCCGAACATGGACGCGGAGAAGATGAACCCGGCCCCCACTAGATACCACGCGCGAAGACTTCGAAGATTTCGAAGAGCTGGGCAGTGCTTGCCATGTTGTTCTAGCTCGCGCTTCACCCACCCAACAGACGCCGATTCGTGCGCTTCTTGGGCCATCTGAAGCGGCGTTTTCTCCTCGGGAATGGCGTCGCTCTCTCCGGTCTCGACTAATGCGGGTGGGATGATGTCCATGTTTTCACGTGTCAGTTAGCTGTTTGGAGTGGCGCGAGGATGTCATGGGTCAACCGTAGGTAGCTAGGTGCGTTTCAATCCACGCGGCTTGGGTCGCATCGATTCCGTGCGCCCCGGTGGTTTTTCGGTAAAAAGACAGACTTCCGTTAAACTCTCGCGCAATCATCGGAGCCCATCGCGCGGTTATCGCCTCCCAGGCTAGGTGCTTGTCGCCGACGTACTCGTCCGCGTCTGCGGCGTGCATGACGGTGATTCGATTCGCAGCCGATGCCCCTAGCAACGCCGTATCGCCGATGGTCCCATTCGTGGCGGCGGCTCGCAGCTCATTGATTGAGGTTTGCTCCCACTCTGAAGCATCGTCGGTGGTGATGGACGGTTGTCCGAATTGGATGTAATGGACGATGTTTGGACGATCCATGACGGACGCTACCAGCGTCGCGGTAGACCCTCCACCGGACTGCCCCGCTAGGGCGATGGTGGTGAATGTGAAATCAGTTGTAACCCGGTTAAAACAGGCAATGATCGGGTCAAGCGTAAGGCGGATAATCGGCGGGCCATCGAATGGAGCCGTTGACCCTTTCGGCGCGTGATTCGTGTTTTTCGTCTGCGTGACAAGCGATCCATTTATGACTACCGCTTGCGTTGGGTTGTAGCCGTAATTCGGCAAATCGAACCCAAGGACGTGCCAGCCTCGCGCAAGCATTCGAGTCAGAATAGACGTCCCATCGTCCTGCCCGTAGTAGTTTGACCATCCCGTAGTCGAGTGGCCTGCCAGCCATACAAGCAGTTTTCCAACTGGGGCAATCGTCGGGGTTAGCAGGTGACCGTAGGCCACGCTCCCCCCGGTGCGCCCTCCTGGATTCGTGATCGTGTACCGGTGCATGTGGGACGCTCCGGTCGGGATGTAACCGGCGTCCCAATTCAGCTCGATAGTATCGGGCAGGAACGACGGCGGCGTATTCTGGCCCCACACCGCATAGCACGCGCGTTCCCTCGCGCTTCGCCAATATGCGCGCGTGTCTTTCGGGTCAGTAAGCGGTGCGAAGGCTATCGTCACCGCCAGCTCCTATAATCCCCCATGAACCACAAAGCGTTCCAGACGATGGAGCACGCCCCGCCAGAGTCGCGGACCATGCCTAGGGCGCTCCCGGATGAATTCCACGTGCTAACCTGGGTAATCGCGAACGAACCATAAACCACGTCGTCGAATTCAACGTAAAAGGTCCCATCCCCGCGTGAGTAAATCACGAGCGAGTGAATCCCCGTTCCAGTGCTGGGGCTGGCCGCGACGACCTGAGTATAGGATGGTCCCCATGCTACGGCTGGGTTATACCCGGTGCCGTACACGATGCGGACGCCAGCGGTGCGCGAAACCATCACGCCCATGTAATCCTGGGCTGATGCGTGGAGGTAGACCGCCGCCTCGGTGGTATCGTTCACCAGACTAACCTTGCATCCGATTGCCCACTTGACATCTCCGAAATTTGCCCCCGGGAAGTAGCGAAGCGCATTCGATGCCCAGCCGATGACCGAAGTCGAGACGGTGACGGCTACGCCGTTTATGGAATAGGTCGGGTTTTGCGCCGTCATGCCGGTGGGCAGGGTAAGAAACGTCAGAGGCGTGTACCAACCGATCATCTTGCGCGGGTGAATGCCGCAAACGGTGCTAACTCTCCCGGCCTGGTATTGCTCGTCCGTTCCGCCAGCGACAAGCGAACCAGACGTAAGCGCATCACCTCCGAACACTGTCACCGTCCCGACTCTGCCAGATAGACAAGAGCCAGACGGTGCAACGTTAAATAGCGTCCCGGGCGATTTCGCAACGGCGGTTAGTCCGGTAGCGGTTGCCGTCCACGTGTAAGCGTTTGTCGAGTCCGCGTTCATGATAACGGCCTGCGCGGCGGTCACCTCTGCCAGGGTCGATTTACCAGACAAAGCGGCGTCAATGGTGTACGAAAGCGGAGCCCCTAGCGTCGTCACCGTGACGAACGTTTGCCCATTGGCTAGCGATGCGAACGCTAGCAGCGTCGCGGAAACTTGGGCGCGTGTCCCGTATTGAACGGCCGCCACGTTGCTGGCGCTTAGCTTCGGATCATTTGTCGAGATGGCGGCCATGATTACGCCCTCTTGTCGTGGGATTTGCCGGTCAATGTCCCGGTTCCACTGGTTCGCGTGTATTTGATCCGCCTGTACGGGGCGACGGCCACGACTTCGAAGAGAAACCGCGAAGCCGACCCAGCAGGCGCGGCCAGCGCGGGAGAGAAATCAGCCGCCGTCAATGTTTGATCGACGTTAACCCCGTCCATTGACAGCTCGACGGAAAACACGCCAACAGGCGTACCGGTCCACGCCAGCGCGTGGGAGCTAGTCCTCTCTTCCGCAAACATCCACGACCCGACGAGATTTCCCGCCATGTTCCCGCTCTTCGGGTCGCCGCCTGGCCCGCTAACCTTCACGTCCCACGTGATATCTGGAAATTGCCTAATATTCGCGTTCATGTCGTTTTCCTATCTCACCCGATTGCGGGCGATTCTTTCGGATGGGGTTTGCAAATCGGAATCGTTCTGCGGCTCGCGCGGTTCGTTGCGCTTGGCAGGGGTCTTCGTTTCGGCTGTTTCCGCCTGTATCGGGGCATCATTCGGGACGCCAAGCAACGTGCGGAGTTGTTCTTCCCGCTCTGGCGCTAGGCTCTTTTTCGTCTCGGTTATCCCGTCGATGCTGACGAACGGCTGAACGAGAAGCATCGCCGTCGCGCGTACCATTGCCATAAGTTCCGGGAAGACCGCCGTCACCGCCTCGACCTGTTCGGGGAGCAGCAAGAGCGAATCCATGTCGTCGAAAACGGACTCGAATTTATCGAGCGTTCGGCATAGGTGCCACACGTCGCCATACTCGTCGGTGGCCAGTTCGTAGTTATGCAGGCCGAGCGAGTTGTCAACGAAGCGCGGCCACTTGTTCAGGATGTATTGGCGCGCGTTGTTCAGGGTGATCGGGAAGTGAAGACCGACTTCCACGTCCAAATCCGCGATCATCTTCAACGTTTCATCGTGGTCTAGCGGCTCGGAAAGGTCCCGCATCAGCGACTTCTGCGACGGTGGCCGGTCCCATTGGAAAGGGACCACCTCGGAGCCGTCTAGGAACGCCGCCAATCGACGGCGAACCCTCGCCGGGTAGTTCCGCGCCCCGCGCACTTCCAGTTCGCTAGGCGCGCGCTGGATGAAAATGCCCGTCATCGCGACAAGCATTTCGGCTTGCAGTTGGGGAGACTGCGGGGCTTCGGTGGGGGAGGGGAGAAAGTCAGGCATTACAAATACGGCTCCACCATCCCATACAAAACGCCAAGCGTTCCGGTTAATAGGACGATTCTCACAAAATCAAGGCTACTCATTTGCGCCGCCTTTCCTCTTGCTAAAATACTCCTTTAATGCCTGGATTCCTACAGAAGTCGACAAGAGTTTGGCAATTTCCGGCTTGGTAAGGTTTCTGCCCTTCGCGGCATTGATGACATCCAATGGGTTGAAAGCGTCGCCTGCAAACTTCCTGGCCCCCGCTTCGATACCGCGTTCGATTAGCGGAGCCGCCTTTATGCCAGTGTACGCCGTCACGCCGCCGACCGCCGCCCCGACTGGTCCGCCGATGGCATTACCTATCAAAGCGCCCGCCGCCGTGGTACCGCCGCGCTTCATATTGTCGATGAGCCCTTCGCGATTCTCGACGGTGCGCTTGGCGGCTTGCTCTACCAGCGGGTCAAGTTTCATGTAGTTTGAATATCGCTCATTCCCGGCGCGGAACTGATTGCCAAGCGCTATTACGTCTTCATTCTCTTGACCATCGGCAATGGTGCGCGGACGCTTGATAGACGCAGGTTCGCGGCCTAGAACTTCTGCCGCAGCCTTCGGATTCTTGGCGTAGATTTGCCCGATCCGATTGTTTGAAATTTGACGAAGAACGCGGCCAACTTCCCGCTCAAGCTCTTTCGATTCCGTGGGCGAATCGTAGTTCACTACCCCGGAATGCCCCTTCCCCTGGTAGTCGCGCGCCTTGTTTAGCAAGTTTCGCACGGGGTAATTGCTACCAAACCCTTCCGCGTCTGCGGTGGTTTCAAGTGTGCTGATATATTTCTTGACTAATTCAGATCGCGATGTTCCTCGTTGTTCGTCGGAAACCAGGGCGCTTAACTTTTCCTTGATCGTCTTCAGCGGGACCGACGCTTTTGGCTCCAATTCGATGGCCTTTTGATAGACCGGCGCGAGGTCGTTATCCCATACCGCTTGCTTCCTCGCCTCGAATTGCTCCTGCATGTTGTCGCCGCGCTGACGCAAAACAGGCTGCAAGTTTTCCTTGTCGACGAATTCCTTTAGGTTTCGCGCGCCCTCTTCGGCCTTCCCGCCGCCTCCACCGAATTGGGAAAGCGCCTTGTCAACCTTCCCCTTGGCCACTTCGATCACTGGCTTGACGGACCGATTGAGCGTTAGGGTGTGCGCGGCGTCTTCAATTTTAGACGCTGCCACCGGGAGTGCTGACGCGGCTCCTCCGACTAGTGCGGACATCCCAGCAGACTTCCCAACGTCTTCCCAATCGCCTCCGCGAACGGCTGCGTCGGTCGCCCCAAACACTCCGCTACCAACTGCCGCCTCCGTGATCGGCCTAGCAGAAGGCATGGCGCTCCCAATGGCCTTAGTCAACCCTGGCGCGACCCTTTCAGCCGCTCCGACAACCGGCGCGACCATGTTTCTGCCAGCGGCGGCGAATGGCGCGCCAACGTTGGACGCGCCCATTAGCCCGGCCCCGGCAAGGTTTCCGCCCAACTCCGTCCCGGGCCGCGACTCAATCGCGGCGCGCTGCTGTTCGCGCGTTGGCCCGCCTAGCTTCTCTACGGCATACGGATACGCGCCGAATGTCGCCTGGTCCAGCGCGCGGCCAGCCCCGGCGTTCGCATCTTTCCACGCCTCCGACGGGGAAAGAGCCGCGCCAACCTTGTCTAAGAAACCAGGCTCCGGCGTCATGCCTTTATCGATTTCGTATTGAATTTGCGCGGGCGTTTTCTTTGGCTTTGAATCGTCGACGGGCGCTTCCCTGGCGAGCATGGGCGGCACGCCAACGGCGGCGGCTGGCTCGTCCAAATACTTCGCGAACCGCCCGCCACTGGCTTGCGTTGGCTGTTCATCTAGATACTTATCGAACCGTCCCATTATTGTTCCCCCCGCGCCTTGGCTTCCAGCTTTCGGATCGCCGCTTGCGCCCCTGCGTACTCCTTGGAATCAGGCTTCACCCGTTTCGCGTCCACGTAATCCCGCTTTTCTTCGGCGGTCAGTCCCTTGGCGAGTTGCTTCCCCGTCGGCGCTGGCGCGGTGGGCTTCGCTGGGGCGGGGATGTTCTCGCGGGCCTTGCTGTAGTCGTATTGCTTGGTTTCCGCGCCAACCTCGCCACGAAGGCGGCGAACCGCTTCCGGCCCGGCGAGCTTGAGCATGTTGTTTCCTTCATACTCAAGATTGGATAGCTTGCGATTGTACCCGCCCGGCCCTTCCCCGGGCTGTGGCCCCTTGATTTGCCAGTTGCGAAGGTCTTCCGGAATGGTAATCGCCGCACCTGATTGGTCACGAATTACGAGCCCGGTGCCATTGAGCCACGCTTGCGCCACGGCCTTCTTTTCCTTGGGAAGTCCGGCAGTAAGCGAATCGGGGGACAGCCCAAGGGCGCGCATGGCTTGGACCTTAGCCGCCCCGGTAAGCGACTTGGTTCCCTGTTCGGCGGCGGCGGCCATGTCCATGATATTCTGATTAAGTCTTGCCAAGTCCTTGTCGTCAAGCACGGGGCCGGATTTGATTTCCTTCGCCGCTCGCACGATTTGATCGCCGTAGTTCGCCTTCTTCCCTTCCGCATCGCTGACCGATGTCCCTCCCTTCATGTCTTTCGACCCTGGGATGACTTCCGTCTTTGTCCCGCCCGCCATGGTGGAACTCGACTCTTTCACCTTCTTGTCGATGTCCTTGAAGATTTCAAACTTGAACTTATCCGCGTTGGCTTGAGCAAGCGCGATCTGCTTGTCGGCTTCGACCTTGGCGTTCGGGAATGCCCCGAGAAGTTGCGCGCCCTTGGCCTTGATTAGGTCAAGTTCTGCCTGCGTCTTAGCCAGGAAGTTCGCCTGTTTCGTCTCCCTGAATTTGTCGATTTGCGCCTGGCTTGCGCCTAGCCGCTTGAGCTGGTCTTCGGACGCATCCAGTTCCAGTTTCATCTTGGCGAGATCGTTGTCTTGCTTCTTCTGGATGATTTGCAGGGCGAAGTTGGGCGCGCCCGTCATCGCCGAACCGTAAGCGCCAGCGCCAACCGCGAACGCTTGCAGCACGCTTTGCAAAAACGACTTTTCTTCGGGATTCGTTATCTTCTGGCGGGCCTCGGCGTTCTTCGCCATCGCTTCGTCGATGCGCTCGGTTAGGCTTTGCTGGCGTCGCCCTACCTCTTCTTCCAACGCCTTCGCGTGGTCAATCTTGGCTTGCGCCGCTTGCGCTTCGGCCCTTGCCATGGCGGCGGCGTTCGCGTCTACCTGCTGAGATTTGGAGTGCATCGGGGCTGGCGGCACGTCCGCCTTGGGGACTAGACCGCCGTCCACCTCGACCATATTGGGGAACGCGCTGGCAGGTAGCGCGCCAAACTTGCCGACGGGGACTTGCGTGTCGGCTGGGATGGGAACCGCCGCGGCGGTCGGTGCTGGCTTTCCGATTTCCTCGCCCGTCATCGGGTCGATGGCGTAGCCGGGAAGCATCGGATCTTTTTGCGCGTCCGCTAACGCCTGCGCCGACTCGGCGGCACCTTGGCGCGCGGCCCGGTCTTGCGCCGATGCAACTTCAGTGCGTGACCCTGACGAAACCGTAGGGCCTAGCGCCGTTTGGATCGTCGTGGAAGGCTGGATTTCGCCAGGCTTCGGCATACCGGAAGCGTCTAGCGTGGGGGCGACGGGGGGCGGCGCGGCGTTGGGGTCAGCCAGCAAGAACGGCAACGCCCCCGGGTTAGTCGCTATCGAGTTGAACGCCATGTTATCGTCCCCTCTTCATCGCCAATTCGTAGGCGTCGTTTGCACGGTCAAATGCGGCTTTCCCGAGCATGAGCAACGCCGCTTGGTAATCGATGGACTTCGTTCCGTCCGGGTCTTCATAGGTCATCAATCGCCCGAGTGGCCCGGCCTTTTCTTCCTGCTGTGCACTTAGCCCGAGTTGAACGTTTTCGCCGTTATCCTCGACGCCATCTTTGTACTTGTACGCAATCGGGTTCTGCCGAGCGGCCCAAGCGTAGATATCGTCGGGTGACATCTGTTCAACGGCGCGCTTGTCTTCCTCATCGCCGATTTTACGCTTGCCTTCCTCGTAGTTCGTCCCGGCGTAGATGTCGCCGCTGTCCGGTTCTTCGCGGCTGTAAATGTCACCACCGCCAACGGGGGCAATGTCGCGCTTGACTCGTTCGTCGGATGTCGTCCCGGCTGGAGTCGATGGCTTGGAAGGCGATCCCGCATAGGATGCCCCAACCGCCCCGGCTGCCGACATGATCGCGCCCGCCTGCTGGGCGTCCATCCCGGCTTCTGCGGCTTGCGCCCCTATCGCGGCCTTGGCGTTTCCCGCCTCGACGCCAGCCGCGCTGGTCCCGGCGTTGATGGCGTTCGTCCCGGCTTCCGCTTTCTGCCTTTCACCTTGTAGAGTGTTTGTCGCGTTCGTTGTATCAGCGGTTAGTTTGTTCAAGGCGTTTGCGGCGTCCGCCTTCATCTTATTCTCAATATTCATCTTCTCCGCAGCCGCCGCCCTATCTGCATTTTCCCTTGCTTGCTGCGCCGCTAACTCTGCATTTTTCTGGTTCGTCTGTGTCTCCAGTAATGCCGCCTGTCGTGCGGCTTCGTTCTTCGCTGCCGCTGCGTCGCTGGCTGCCTTATCTTTCGCAAGCGCATTCGCTTCGCTTATCTTAGTCGCATCGGTCATTGCCTGCCTGGTCATGTCGGCAACTTGCGTCTTGTAATCAGCCTGTGCCTTCGTTAGCGCCCCGGCGTTTGTGATTTCGGTTTGCTGCCTAGCCAATAAGTTGGCTTTCTCTATGTCTGCGTTTGTCTTTGCTAGATCGAGCCCAGCGCTTACGGTCGATTTCCTAGCGTCCAAATCAAGTTGCGCCTGCTGGGTCTTGATCGCATTAATCGCGGCGGTGTTGCCTTGAGCGATCGCGGAATCAAGTTGCGCCTGAAGTTGCGCTCGTTGGGAATCGATTTGAGCCTGCTGAGTGGCTCGGGCCTGATCAAGCTGAGCCTGCGTAGTGGCCGTGGTGGTATCCTGCGAGCGCACTCCCGAAAGGGCGGCGTATGCGGCGGCGCGCTTGGCTTGTTCCTCTTGGGCGGAAAGAGCGGACGCGGCAAGGTTCCCTTGTGCTCCCTGCTGACCGGCGGCGATGATAGCTTCCCGGCGAGCCCCGGCGCGTTCCGCGCCTCTCGCCCGTTCCGCCATGGCCAGTTGATCGCGAACGACCTGCGATTGCCCGGCTTGGAATTGAGACATCGCCGCCGACGGGGAATCTGCGATCTCCCTAGCCGCCGCCAAGGACTCATCGCGGACGGCATCGGCCTTCCCAGACAATTGCACGCCTCCGACGGTCGTTCCTCCCACTCCTACCAAATCAGTCTGCGCCGCATCGCCAATTGCTCCAGCCTGTACCCCTGTCGACACGTCAGCCGTCCCGATTGGCGTGACGTTTTTCGCCGTTGTAACATCTGCGGCGGTGAGTTGCCCTGTATAATTGGCCGCCGCCGCCTCTGCCGCCGAGTACCCTTGGGTCCTTAGAGTAGCATCCGCCGCTTTGGCGTACACGTCCGTATGGACTCCGTACTGCTGCGGGTTTACTTGTTGCGCTGCGATCTCTTCTGCCCTGACAGGTGAAGCGCCTTGCATGATCGCCGCTTGCTTGGCCTGCTCAAGCGCCTGTTGATAAAGCGCGTTGGCGTCTTGGGTGGACGGCGTAAGGGTTTCCCCTGCCATCTTGCCAAGCTCTGGCGTTTCGCTGGTAAGGCCAGCCCAATCGGTTACGCTGCGAATAACTCCGGCCATTAGATGATCCTCCCAACGCGAGGACGAAGAGCCCGCCCGGTTGCGCTGTAGTAAATTGCCAAACCTTCAAACTCGAATGATTGAGAAGTTACCCCGGCCTTTTCGAGAATCCGCACGTTCACGGCTTGGATTCTCGCACAATTCGGCGGGCGAGTCCCGACGTTTTCGGCGTCCCCGTCGTTAATCGGGGCGGGTAAATCGATAGAAGTCGTTGTGACGGTTGGGTCACTCGCGGTCAGGCTGGCGTAGTTTGGATAAGTTCCAATCGACACGCCAGAGGCCCCGCGCATCGTCAGCAAGGCTTGCACCGTCGAAACGGTGATTTCCCCCTGAAGGTCGGCAAGCTGTAGCGGCGCCGTGATGATGTCCATCTGGTAGGCGTCTGTCCCGCCGCTTCGGTCGTCCGTCCATTGAGCGGCGGGCCGGTGAACGTGGCCGGTGGTATCGATGGCGAGTAATCCGTAATCGTCACGGCAAACCAGCGACAGGCCGGCGGCGGCGGCGAGCGTCCAAAGATAAACCTGCCCGAACGGGGCAACCTCTTGCGGGTGCTGGTAGTCGATGACAATCGCCGCATTGGATGCGGGGGCAAGGAACAACATCAGGTTTTCGGACTCGTACCAGCACGCAGCAGAAAAGGTGTATCCGGCATAATCGTACGCGCCGCCAGCCCCTTCGACGACTTGCAATGACGGCGTAACCACCATGATCCTGCCCGTGGCCGGATTCTGGTAATAGCAACCTTGCGCGCCCATGATGGCCTGCGAGCCAGCGGCCACGCCGGTATAGGTGGGAAGCGTCTTGATCGAATAATTCCCAGACCCGACGCCATCGGGGCCAGCGCCATTCAGGACGGCGGTCTGGTCCTTCGAGAAGATCGCTAGATAGTTCCAGTCAACCGGCGCGATGGCCGTGATTTCCTGCCCCTCCTCATTCCACGTGGAAATCTGCACTTCGTTGAACAGCGGCCCGAAGCCCTGTTCAATCTCTTTCGACACCCACACGCGATTCTTTTGCGCGAAGAAAAGACGGTTATTCCACGCGCCGATGGTCTGACATGGAACCGGCCACGTATTGGAAAGCGCGTTCCCGGTAGTGTAGAGAACCTCGCCGTTGATTTGATTGGCTAGAGTCGGCGTCGTGAATGTTGAGAACGTTCCACCCGTCGCCGGGGGGATCACTTTTTGGAGTTTCGCCGTCCCGTTGACACCTAGGTAAATCTCCGTGTTGACCTGGTTCGTGGTGCCTAGGTAGTACCAGGGCAGGGGGACGGTGATCGTCGCGCCGTTGCCGATGGTTTGGCTGACCACCTTCGGGGACGAGCGCCACACGGTCCCGTCCTGGTCATAGATGGCAAAGCAGACGGCGGCGATCGAGAAGTCAGTCCCGCTTCCACCCGTGACGGTCAGATAATCAGGGTTGAGCAGCGGCGTCGTCTCATGCGGGGCCATCCCGTTTCCGACGGTGACCGGGATGTTGCCGGGGAAATACCCGCGCCCATTTGATTGCGCGCCCTTGCCGTAAACCTTGGCCGTGTCGACTTTCAACAGGTTCATGTCGACATAGCCGGTGACGCCAGAACGAACCGAGCCAGCCATCCACATCGACGTGCCGACGGCCAAGAGGGGAGGAACACAAGACACGACCGGCGTCGCGGTGGTGTAGGTGAAGTCCGTCTGATACCGGTGCCAGTTGGCCGGGCCATCTCCTACAAGAACCTGCCCGATGATGTTCGCCGTTGCGCTATCCACCGTCGCGCCTGCAACGAATTCGCGCAAGTGGTAACACCGTTGCGTGGACGAGGTTTCGGCGACCGTCGCGGGGTAGTTCAGCCGGTCATCGTATCCGGTCAGGAAATACCACTTCCCGCCGATGGTCGCGAGGCCAGACGCGCACCATGCAAAATAAAGGCTGTACAGCCACGGGGAAGTCGCCGGGGCGGCTTGCGTGGTTGTCACGTTGTCGATGAGAAAGATATAACTTTCCATCGTCGGGTAAGGACCGGCGTTCGCCTTGGTGGACATGATGATCCACTGTTTACCGTTCCCGGTGTTATCGACGTACCCCGCCAGCGTGCGGATAATCTGGACCGATACGCCGCCGCTGTAGAAATTCAGCGACGTGAAGGTGGCGAAAGTCGATGTCGTGACCTTGATCCTCACCGAATAGTATTGAGCCGCAACTCCGTCGCCGTGGGTGAATCCGTAATACAGGTAAGTCCCTGACCCGTCTTGCCCTTCAAAGATGCAAAGGCCGCCAAGATAGTGAGCCTCAAGCGTTCCCGACGTGCCCGAGTAGGCGTAGGAAACAGCGGCAGCGCGCCCGCCAGCCGCTACGGCTAGCCCGGTAGCGGGGTCCAGCACCGAGTGCATACACGCCCGCTTAAACGTGGTGGAGACAAGCGAGCCGCCCCCGGCAATGACTAGCACTTGGCTAATCGACGAAAGGTAGCGCGCCTGCACTTGCTGTAACGCCACCGTCGAGACGTTCGTGGGCGAGGATGGGAACGTGTAATAGTTCGTGGCCACCGGGGCAGTCTTGGGCGTGGCCGGGGTGTAGCGGTGGCACCTGACCGTGCCGTTTGCTCCGTTATCGACCCAGAAGACCCACACATAGGTTCCATCATAGGCGGCGGAAGCATGGACGATCCCCGTCGCCGTGGTGGAGGTCTTGGTGTAGAGGACTTCGCCCGTCGTCGTGTTGTAAATCGTGAACTCGTACTTGTTCGTCTGGAGGGCGAACGACCAAACGTTGGCCCCGACTACGCACGAAAACGGCTGTGGAATCGTGTAGAGGTTGCTTTGTAGCGTGGTGGATTCCATCCACGGGCGCTGATGCGTGCCTAGCAACGTCCAAGCGTTTGTGGTTTGCGACCGCTCCCAAATCTGGTTACTAGCATCGCGCATGAACGTGTTGCCGTTGTCGCCTGGTAGGATTTCCGTCGGGGCACCGGAAAGCGAACCGCCGACGAAAGTCTGCGCCGTGCGCGCGAATCCCTTCCGCTTGGCGTACACGCCAGACTTGGCCGTTTGCCTCACGTTCTTCGCCACAAGCAAGTCGCCAAGGCGCACGTGCTTTGAACCGGTTTCCTGCCGAACCGGGCCGAAGCGGAAGTATTTTTGCGAGTGCTGCACTATCGGATCCTTTGTGCGCGAATTGTCCCGTATGCCCGCATGGTGGACGCGCCGAAGGCGGATTGGGCAATCAGATACCAAGTCTGCGCGGCGGAAAGATTGATGTGGATCGGGGTGATGCTGACAACCGTCGGATTGGTTCCGTTGATCGTCGTCCCGTGTTCTACGCTGGATACCGCGCCCATCTCGTCAGTGGGGAACGTGGCGCTAGTCGTACCGACTGCGGCGCGCTGGTATTGCACCGTGGTTGCGCCGCTAATTGGGAAAGCAACCGAGCCGCTTATCATCCAATCGCCAGCGGTCAGGGCGATGCTGGTGACGTTGGCGGCGGTCCCCGTGGAAAGTCCAATCGATGAAGCGGCGACGATGGAAGAGCGGATTATCTCGCCAACCAGGCCAGCAGCAGCATCAACGCCGTTGGTGACTCCGCGAAGCGGAACAAGGTCAACCAAGTCGTATCCGTTGTTGGCGATGGTCATTGCGCAAACACCTTCACATCAACCACGCATTGAGCGGACGCGCGCAGGTAGACATACTTGGCGTCTGGCTCTTTGCACTGGCAGACGATCTGAAGGTTGTGCGGGACGACGGACACCATCGCTGGCGCGCGGCCTGTCCCGTGGGCAACGGGCGTCTCGACGGTTTCGACTTGCACATTCCGCAGAGTCACGGCCTTTGGTTCGACTTGCGGTAGCAGGCGAATAATCGCCCGCCAAAGTTCGCCTAGTGTTCCATTGGGAGTTTCGGGAAAGATGTACTTGAACGCTTGCACGGGCCTAGCCTCGCGTTTCGTTCATTCCGCTTGACCCGTGGGAGCCGTACCGCTGCCACAAGCCGAGATAACCATCGTCCCAAATCTGGCGCGCGGCTGCTTGGTGGTAGGCGATAAACTCCATTTCGTTATGCCGTTGGCGAGCAAACACCGACGCCATTTCGATGAGAATCCCCTCGAAACCATCCGGCACTTCGTAGGTGGTGATCACCGTGGGCGGCGTGGATAGGTAAAAGAACCGATACGTTCCCGATGCGTAAGCTTCTGGCAGAAGATAGATGATGTTCCCCATCTCGTAGAACGATGGGCCGGAGACTTGATCGCGGTTAAGCGACGGGGCCAGCGAAAGCGGATCCCAATTCGCGCCCGCTTGGCGTTCCATGACCCTAATCGTCTCGCAGTCGGTCGGCTTCGTTATCGTATTCGAGCCGGGAGCGATGACATACGTCGGGGAAAGTTTTTCGTAAATCGTTGGAAACTCAGCCGACAACCTGCGACGAAGGCGGCGGTATTCGTCATCAAGTCGCCGGGTGAGAACATCAGCGGGACATTGCAAATCGCCGACAACGCGCCCCACGTTTTCTAGGACACGTTGAACGGCGTCGGATGGAGTAAGCGCCGCCATGGGTGGTTAGCCGGTTACGGTGGCGTCAATCAATCGGGCGATTGTCCAAGTGGTTCCGGTCCAGACGAACTCGACCGATGCGTAAGCATTGGTCAGCGTGACCGACGTATGATCGAACGTGGTCGGGGTGATAACGCCGGTCCCGCTCGCACCCTTAACCGAATGGATCACGCGGATGCGCTGGCCCGCATAGGTCCCGTTCGCCAGCGTGAGCGCGTTGCCGGCCCCGGTCGACGTGAACCGGGTCAGGTGGTTGGTTAGGGAGATCGCACCAGCACCGGAAATGGTGGCGGGGGCAGCGCCGATCAAGAAATCAAGCGCATTATCGTGATCGTCAAGTTTCGCTTTCAGCCGCGTGCGGGCTGCTTTGTTCGTAGGGACTCGGGCGAGGGTTTCGCGCGAGGTGAGTTTTGTCCGTGCCATGGCTTAGTACCTTTCCTCTTCGCCTTCGTCTTCCGTGTGCTCTCCCTCGTCATGTGGCGAGGCATCGCAGGCGTAGAAGAAAGCGCGAAGGGCTTCTTTAACTTGTCGTTTATTGGGTTTGACTTGAGAAATTGCGTCGATTAGCTCTTCGGTCGCGACATCCATCGCTTCCTCGTTCGACATCGACTCTTCGGAGCCTTCCGGCTCTTCCTCGTCACGGCTGCCGCCAATCATCGACGGCATGCGGGACTTCGGCTTTTTCGTTCCAATCGCCACGACTAGCGCGGGCTTGGACTCTTCTTTGGTTCCGCCGATAAATTTGGGCAGCATGTTGTTTCCTTTGAAAGGTGTCCAGGCCGGGGAAGGGGGAGACTAACCTCCCCCGGCCCAGACGTGGGAGAACTAGGCGATGGTCAAGCCATAGCCACGAACGAAGCGACCGGGCGCCGGGCAGATGATGTTGCCACGGAAGTACAGCCGCATTTCGTACGCCGTATCGTTGTAGGCACGAACAAAGTCCATGCCGTCCTTGTTGTCGATTTGCACGAGGTCACCGACGTACACGAGCCGTGGAGCAACCTCGGGGTCCTTCCAGGGACCAGCGTAGAACTCGCCAGCGGGGCACATCGCATCGGGAACCACCGGGACGGAGCCGTAGATGGTCTCGACGTTGAACCCGGAGAATCCCAGGTTGTACTTGCCCAACTCGATTTGCACCGTCTTCGACTTGTCCTTGCCCGTGGTGAAGGCGCTGTAGTCGTAGGGGTTGCAGAAGAGCGCATCGGCCTTCTGGCCACCGGTGACGAACAGTTGGGTCAGCGACTTGGTAAACGCGTCTTCCGGTTCAAGGGAAGCGCAGTTGACCGTCAGGCCGGCCAAGTCGGAGTTACCGTTGCGGGTAACACCGTCGAACGTGGTGGAATCGACCACGGCCCCACCAGGAAGCCAAGCCTTCATACCGTGGATCATGACCTGATTGGCGTAGGTCGCGATGCTGGCGTTGGGCCGGTCGTTGTAGTTGAACACGTAGTCGTTGACGGCCCACGCGGTGGAAGCGGTGGGGTCGCTGGCCATCGTGCAGATACCGGTGGAGTAGTCGACGGCGGTCACGTTGATCGCGGTGCCGCTGTTCTTCGTCGCGCCGGTCGTGGTCGTGCAGGCCACGAGGTCAGCGCCACGGACGATGCGGTTAACGACGTCGAGCCCGACGGTGATCGTGGTGGAGTCCACGGCGGTAATCTGGCCAAGAGCGCCCGACCCGTCGCCAAAGGAATAGGTAGCGATCAGCTTGCGGAGCAAGGCGATCTTGAGATCCATTTCCTTCGTCATAACGTCGAAGGTTTCCTTCGAGCTACGCGAAAGAACGGCGTCCATCGCGTCCCGGTCCCACCGAGCGACCGCGTTCAGCGATTGAACAGCGGTTTCCCAACGGCTGTACTGACCAGCCGATCCGACCGTCGAGCCCTGCGCCTTCGCAAGGACTCGGGAGAACGACTGACCGCCAGCGGTTCCCGTTCCGTACACGATGGGGGTCACGAGCAAACGCCCGCCGCCCTCTCCGGTATCGGCGACCGCTTCAAGAGCGGCCATCATCGGGTTGACGTCTTTCTTCGCGTTGTAGAAGATGTCGACGAGGTTCTTGCCTACGTAATGCTCGCGCAGTGCTGCGCGTACTGTTGCTAAATCTGCACCGGCCATGATGTCACCTGATTGGCTTGAATTTGGACAGCGGGAGCACTCGCTCTACCGCTTCTCGTATTCAGCTCCGCTAAATCAGGTAACAGCGCGGATATGGTTTGCAGGTGATTAAGTTTAGGCACGAAAAAGGGGAAGGCGCAATACTTTTCTGCCTAAAGAAAGTCGGAGAGGTTTTGCCATTAAACTACGCCGTTAGGCGGAAGGGGTCGAACCTTCGTCTCTCCAGTATAGGCGGGGGACTCTATCCGGTTGAGTTACGCCATTTCGGCGGCTGGACTCGAACCAGCAACCTCCCCCTGCTCCGCCGCTAGGTTTCGAACCTAGATCACCTGGTTAACAGCCAGGCCGCTTTCCAAATGTTGCGTACGACGGAATGATTGGCGCAAGCCTACCACAAAAAAAGACAAACGGCCCGACCTTTTGAGTCGAGCCGCTGCCTACAACCGAGCGAGGATGGAGAACGATGACGAAGCCTAGTTAGGATCGCCTAGTTCGCCCCGCCGTCAACTTTTATCTGCCCGCCCTGTCGAGCGCCGCCAGCCTCTCCCGCGTGGCGTTCCGCTCTTCCTCGAAGGCGAGCCGCCCCTTGGCTGGCACCGGAGCCCGCCCGCGTGAATCGAATCGCTCAGCGGCAGGGACAGGCGCATCGGCGGCGCGGCTACGGGTGACCGGCGCTTGCGGCGTGCCCTGGCGAGCATTGAACGCGGCGATCAACTTCTCGGCCTTGGCCTTTCGTAGCCCGTCGAAGTGGGCAAAAATTTGGTCATTTGTCGGGATTGCCCCGGGCCGGGCGTTGGCCTTGAACCAGGCGTCAACTTCCTCCACCGGGGCGGGGTCCGCCGCTAGGTAGGGGTATTTCTCAGCCTTGGCGCTGAAGTCTTCCGCCATCCCCACGAAGAAAGCCTCACGGCTAGCCGCTTGCCGCTTGACAGTCTCGGCGTCTTGCGCGTCCTTGCGCGCCTTCTCCTCGTTGGCGATTTCGTCGCGCACTTTCTTAGCGGCGAGCTTGGCCACTAGGTCTGCGCGCTCTTCTTCGGTCAACTGCTTGGCCGGCTCTTCGGTGGAGCCGTTGCCGATGCGATTTAGCAGCTCGACAATCAGCCCGCCTTCCTCGAATGCCTTCGGCCCGAGCGCCTTTAGGATGTAGCCAGCGGGGTCCTTGGCCTTCAGCTCTTCAAGCTGGGATAGCGTCGTGCGCCCGGCTTCCGCCTCTTGTAGCGCCTTGGTGGCGGCTTCCTGCTGTTGTTTGAGCTGGACCCGTTCGGCGGCGATGGCCCGTTGTTGCTCTTGCGTTTGCCGCTGCATGCGAATGAACTTCGCGAGGACTTCTGATCGTGACTCCGGCTCCTTCGCGGGTTCGGCGGCTGGGTCGACTTTCGCCGCTTCCGTGCCTTCCGTTTTCGCCGCATTCGCTCGCTCGGTAATCAGGGCGTTCGCCGCGACTTCGCCAAGGGTAAGGTCCGTGTTCGTCTTGGGCGGCTCGGCCTGACTGTATTTCGCCGTATGGGCGGCCATCGATGCGCGCAAGTCATCGGGGATCGCCGGGGCGGCTGGGGCCTGTTCCGCAATTGCGGGAACGGTGGGCGCAATTGCGGGAACTGGAACCGGGGCGGGCGCTGCTACTTGTTCACTCATTTTAAATGTCTCCCTTTGCTGTCTGCTGTTTCATCTGTCTACCTGGAAACCACTAGGGCGATATAGTCACCCCATAAATTGCCTTCGGCCAGCGTCCCACATTGCCACTTTTCACGCTTCCACCCGGCGAACGCGGTGGCAAAAAGATCCTCGGTTAGCGTGTGCGGGTGGCCTGGCATCGCCGGGGTGTTAATCCATTCGAAGATTCGGATCCGATTCCCAGCCTGTTTGGCGTTGTCCAGGATGCGGGCAGGATCGTCCGTGTGCTGTAGGCAGTTGTACATCCAAACTTCGTCGAATCCGTGACCCTGGAAGTCCTCTGCCTTGATATTCTGAAAATCCACGCCTGCGGCTTCGTAGCGCGCCTTGGTTGCGTCGGACACCGGCAAAGGGTCAACCCCTACGGCTGGCGCTCCATGCCTATTAGCACGCAAGAGAATCGACATGGGGCCGCATCCAATGTCTAGCACCACCGTCGGCTTGCCCAAGTCCAGGTCAGCAGGCAGCCCCATCAACTTCGCGTAGGTCGCTTGCTTCCCGACTTCTTCGCCCCATCGCGGGGACGGTTCAAGGCCCCACCAATCGGCCTCGAAGTGGGTCGCCTTCTCCCATTCGCTGCTGGTTTGCAGCGGTTGCGACAGGTCAAGCGGCGATTCGCCCGGGTAGACCTTGCGCATGTAATCCATCTGTGTCCGCGCCGGGTTTGGTTCGTACCAGCCAGCGCCGCGAATGTTTAGCAAGCGTTGGAAATACTCCTCATAAAGCAGCGCCACGCGGGCCAGTGAAAAGTTATTAAGCGCCCACGCCCGGCACGACCAGCGATCAAGGCTTCCCACGTTTCGCGCGGCCCATTCAAATTCCTCCATGGTGTGGCACCGATAACCGGTCACGCCGTGGATCACCGTCTCAGGAAACACACCGAAGTCGGTTGATATAACCGGCGTTCCAGACATCTGTGCTTCGACGTTCACGCCGCCAAACGGTTCGATATAAAACGTTGGGCAAAGCAGCGCACGCGCCCCCGCCATCAGCTCCCGCCGCCCTTCCCCTCCCACCGG